ATGAGTAAAGCAGGTGCAATTTTAATCACATTTTTCCTTGGTGGTTTAGGTGTACACAGATTTTTGACAGGTAAAATCGGTACAGGCGTAATTTGGCTTCTTACAGGTGGTGCTTGCGGTATTGGCTGGCTTGTTGACCTTATTATGGTTATTGCCGGTAAATATACTGACAAAGACGGTAATGTATGGGGTACAAACTGATCTTATACATAATGAAAGGGGTTACTAATGGCTTTATGTGTTAAGATCAACAACATAAAAGCCAACAATTCCTATTCTATTGAAAGTTTTTACAAAGCAATTAAAGACAAGCATTTTTCAGCCGGTGTTCCGTCACTGACTAAATACGGTGCCGCAAGTGTTATAACATTCCCTGCAATTGACAGTCAAAACCAAGTATGGATTATGAAAAACGGTTTATCTACCGAGTCGCATAAATTTCCATACAGAAATCATATGAGGCAGGTCTTGATAATATCGAAAAAATCACTTATCCCGACTCTGAAAATCATAGTTCTTTCGGCTTTGATTCGATTATTAACGACAATGCAAAGAAATGCGAACATCTTGTTGACATCACTGCAAAAGAGCTTTTAAAACTTAATCTTTAAAACCGACAGGTACAATCAATTTCCGATTGTACCTGTTCTTTTTATGGTTTTATTCTAAATGTTGGGGTAACAATAATAAATTATGGTTAGCAAATTGTAAAATGAAGATGAAAGAATAAAAAAGAATATCCATAGAAACGATTTCGTAGTAGAATTAAGTTACCACACCTAAATTTGAAAGAAAATCATCACTATGGATGCACTTAATTTTACACAAACACACAAAAGGTCAACACTTAACAAGAGAAACCTTGTGCTTGAGCGTATCTGATGAATGATACAACGCTGAATTTGTGCATTTGGAAAAGCCGCTTCAATAGCTTGTCTGAAACCTGTCAGACCGTCCACGCAGAACAGAAACACAACTTTTTTTATTCATAACTATAGACCTCTTGATATGTAACCTTTGTTTCATTGCATCTCCTTTAATTAAGTTTACTGTTGTTACAGTCCTGTTTCAGAGGAACTATATCTTTTTTAAGTAAGAAGAAGAGTGTACGATATTACAGATTTTATTTAAAATAATGCTAATAAATATCGGTACAAATAGACCAAATATGAGATATACAAAAGCCCACTGTTGCAAACCGTTTGGGAGATAGTAGTACCATATACTTGATTTAAATGATGCAACATTAAAGTCACCAAACAATGAGCCTGAAGTAATGCAGCTTAATCCGTAGAATACAAATTTTAGGCACATAAAGCCTACAAGCTGATTTACCATAATTCCGTATGTGTTGTCAGCTATAAGCCTTACAAGCTTGCTGTTTCCTATGGCAGGTACAAGCAATCTTGAAACTCTCAACCAAAATGCAATTGCTGTGATTGACGAGATATACGGAATTACAAAACCGTTGTTGAAATTAGTGAACGATGACGGCGTGTACTCCAAATTTTCGCAAAAAGTTAAAAGTATCAGCTGTACAACAAATATAATTGCAAAGTACGCAACATTATTGAGAGTGTCTTTCTTTTCAAGCACAGCTTTATAAAAGCGACCGAATTCATAACACGGCAGAAAAAACATTGTTCTGACAAAAAGTTTCACTATACCGTTAATTGCAGTCGGATTTTCTATTGCAGTGTTAATTCCTATCATTCCGATTGCGAGATATACTGTCAAAACTATAAATTCATTGTCAAGATGAATCAGTTTCAAAAATTTTCTGAACAGCACATTTATTATACAAACCAAAAACAGCGGGTACACAAACCATGAACCGAGGTTATATTGAAAAGCCTCACCGTCAACAAACGGCATAACAAAAAGATTGTATAAATCAGGCTTTGCACCTATAGTAAATCCAAACAAACCGAGAAATGCAACCATACCACCGTAAAATATATTCCACAGATACGCAGGAATAAGAAGCCGCTTTGTTCGTTTCCATATGTATTTTCCGATATTTTCTTCATAATCGGTTTTGTAAAAATATCCCGATATAAATACAAACAGTGCCAAATTATACGAATACGGCGGAAACCAGTTATAAGCAAGTTCCATTCCGCCATGATAACAATGTCAGGAAACTATAATGATAATTCCGATTGCCGACAAAAGTTTGAATTGCAAATTCACCCCTCCGTCAGTATTAACGCTACGCAAATTTCTACCCTTTTCCAAAATTCAACTCTCCTTAATTTTTGATTTATATTAAATATTACTGCTTATTTTTCCCTTTTACTTAGAGCATATCTGAAAACAAAAACAGAGGAACAAATATGCTCTACAAATATTTTACCGAAAAGCTCTTAGGATTGCAAGATGTTGATATAGAAAAAAGTTGAAGAAATTGATAATTCAATCCATATTAACTGCCGGTTAAAACGAAAACCTCACAAATGTCCTTGCTGTGGCAATTTAACTGATAAGGTTCACGATTATCGTGAACAGCCTATAAAGGATATTCCTGCCTTTGGCAAGCACATCTTTATTCATCTTTATAAGCGTCGATATCGTTGCTCCTGTGGCAAGCGTTTTCGTAATCGTATTTTACATATCTTTTCTCACCAAATGTAAAAACAAGCGATAGCTTGATTTACTATCGCTTGTTCATTTCAATTCTTCTTTTTCGGGTTTACCCCAACTATTGACATAGAGCCAAAATAAGCAAAAGAAAACAGAGTAGCTATAAAAACTACTCTGTTATGGCTCCCCCAACTGGGCTCGAACCAGTGACATCATGATTAACAGTCAAGATGTTTATTTATAAAAGTTCAGTGTTTATCGTAATTTTCTGAAAATTACGATAACTATGTAGTTTATTCGTAGTTTATATTTTTTAAAAATAATTTTTAAAAAATTCAAAATAACTATTGACAACCCACCATATCGGTGGTATAATGTAATCAAGATAAGAGATGAACAACATCTCACATAATTAAAAAGGAGTCTTCACTATGAAAATCACAAACACCAAAATCAACGCAGCAATCAACACTCTCAACGAAAAGACAAATCGTATTTATCAAGTTCGCACTGATTGCGATAGAGCAGACCTCTACAGATCAGAAAAATACTTTCTCTATCTGCAAGTTGACGAGTTTGGTGTGCATATGCCAGGCGCATATGGTGTACTCGTTGCAGGGTACAAAACACAAAAAGCTCTCATAGAGAATTTATAATTTTTTATTGACAATATGTGTTTTATGTGTTAATATGTGTTTATCAAATTAAATTTAAAATAAAGGAGTTATTATCATGACGGATTACAGCAATATCAAACAATACCTCAACAGTGAAAAAGCTATCGAACTCACATACGAGTTTGATAGAGAGTTCTCACCGTTTGCGGCAGGAATAGAACAGAAGGATATTCCTGCACTGCTAAACGATAAATCTCGATTCAGATACTATGTGTCTTGGAAAACGGAAGACGAAGTAGTAGATTTTCTTGGAAAAGCACATATTATCAATTCTTACACCAAAGAAGTTCGTAATAAGTATGTCAAGTACATTCAAGACGACAAACTCGTACTCAAGAAAGAATTTTTTGAGCAGGTTTTCACTTTCACATCTACTTATGATTTCAACATCGACGGTAGATCACATATGATGTGCGATGTTGATTGTAACTTTCTTTCTCACTTAGATTATTACAAAGATAAATACAAAAGAAGAAAAAATAATGATATAAAAATATTTGACATAAACGATGACATTGATAAATACATCGATACAATCATTAACTTTATGTAACTAAATACAAGCGAGCGGATACAAATTTCCGCTCGCTTAAGGAGGAATTATAAATGTACAAATACAACATCAAAGATTTTAGACAAGCTTGTGGTTTCACTCAAGCCGAATTGGCCGAGCGAGTAGGCTGCGACCAGCCGATGATGGCTCGCTGGGAGAACATTGACGCAACAAGCAATGTTACTATCTCACGAGAGAACATCAACAAGATAGCGCAAGCATTGAAAGTTACAGCAAGCGATATTGATTGCACAATTCAGATGACTCTTGAAGAGCTTATTCTGCAAGCGAAAGCGGACGGCACATACATCGCAAAGAATTGCAATAAAAATGATTTAGCTGTCCTCAAGCTCAAAATCTCTCAAGACATAAGCAGTCACAATCGTGACGATGTGTGTTGCGACATTCTCCAGCTGAGCGCAACAGCGAATCATGAATGTCTTTTCTTTTACGATCTGTTGAAAGAAAAAAAGTTTACATCAAAATTCTTAACTATTGTGTCTGCATTCGTAAATGGTCTTAATGCTAAAAATTGATACTCGTGTGATAATCGGGGTGACTACAAATAAAGAGGAGTTTTTACTATGAAAATCAAAGACGCACGACTTAACGCAGGACTAACGCAACAGGCTATGAGCGATTTACTTGAAATTCCGCTGCGAACAATCGAGAATTGGGAGGGTGGTAAGAGCAAACCGCCTGCGTATGTTGAAAAACTTATCATTGAAAAGCTCGATAATATTGCGAAGGAGAGATTTAACATGAAAAAAATACGAACTCAGAAAAGAATCCTGTGAAGTTCACGCAAAGAGTGCTACCTTTTCGATGTGTATATAAAACCGTATGCAAATTAAAAACAGCCCCTCGGATACCAATTCGGTACTCGAGGGGCGCTTTATTTACGCTATTCTTTTTTATTTGTTTCTGAATCTGTCTTGCTTTCAACTGTATTTTTCAATCGGCGGACGATATTTACAAGAAATTTCGGAATTGGCGTGCCTAACTCCGAGAGATTTTCGAGGATTGAGATTAATTCGTTGATGATGAGCCATACGCACACGATAAGACCGCAACAGTATGTAATGCTTATTTCAACATTCGCAGCGGCTAAGCCTGCGGAGATTAAATAGTCTACTACACCTCCAACTGCAACGAGCACAAGGTAGCTTACTTTTTTTAATATGCCGATTAAGCCTGTCTTGCTTTCAAGTTTTCCGCTTTTCCACGCAGATGTCATTCCTGTTGCATAGTCAATTATCATTACAACGATAAGAATTGTGAGCGGCACGAGCAAAACATTGAAATATGCTGCCAATGCTCCAAGTGCTACCGAAACAGTAGCCTGAATAATATTGTCTTTCATTTTATACCTCCTGATTAAGTCAAAGTAATCTGCAAACCGTCAATTTTAGTGCCGAGAAGTCCTGCGTAACCGTCCTGATTACTGTCTTTTTCTGTATTATGCTGCCAATCAAAGAATTTCTGACCTTGCTTGCGTACACGGTATGTAGCTTTATAGTCACCCACACCCGAGAACTCGACCTGAATGGCGTCAATGACTTTACCAAAGATACCTGCATAGCCATTGACATTATCGTTAATGTCATAATCAGTTACCCAAGGCAACCAATCTCCGTTAAGCAAATGCACTCTGTACTTGATGTTGCCCTTGCTGACCTTTACTGCAACTGCCGAAATAGCTTGTTTCTTTCGTCCTGCAATATTCGACAAGCCTTTAACCTCTCTGTACCATTTACCGTCTGCATAAACACGATATGTAATAGTTGGCTTTTCAACTTTTGTATCAGACTTCCCACTGAAAATATCCTCGTTGTAAATTACATTAGTGTCAAGTCTGCCATTGTATCCATTAACACGACCTGATGAACTATTCTGCCAAATATCACAGTCAATCTCGGCTTTGTCATTGTACTGTGCAAGCCAGATACTGTACTTTTTCTTTAACTTATCATAATCAAGATAATTATTAAACCAATTCAGATTGGCATATACACCTGCTCTGTAGTTACTTTTCTTGATAGTTTCACAGAAGCGTTCTGCAATCTCCGTAAGTTTTGCTTTGCCGAGTTTAGTTTGTGAATTATCTTCCAAATCATAATAAATCGGCATATCAAGAGATTTGTTATTAATGCATTCAAGACAAGCCTTTGCCTCTTTTTCTGCATCGCCGGCGCTGTCGGCGTAACTATACCAATAGACACCAATTTTAAGTCCTGCTGCTTTAGCGTTGCGATAATGACTTTCAAACATCGTATCCTTTTGTGATTTTTCTCTGCCATAGCCTGCTCTTATAATGACCGCTTTTATACTGCTACTTTTGAGCTTGTTATAATCAACATTTTGCTGCCATTCGCTGACATCCACACAAGCTACAGTTGCTCTCATACAATATACCCCATTTCACGATAATACTCTTTTTCGACTTCGATTTCGTCAAGTGAAATGCTGTCGATTTCCTCATCTGTCACATTCATTACAGACTTAATTTGCTCTCTGTCTGTAGCATATGCAAGAGCTTTTATTAACTGTCTTTTCTTCTGTTCGTTCATATATTTACTCCTTAATTCAAATTTTCGATAACTGTCCAGTCACATTTCGTTGCGGGAGCTGCATACAACTTCTTAATTTCAGATATATTGACGCAGCGGTCAACAGTAAGTACATTCGGCGTGTCAGAATATTCACCTTTCAGCGTTCTTGCTTGGATTTCCGTTCCACCAAAATCGCAATTTCTGATTGTAATATTCGAGCCTGTTTTCATATGTAAGCCGAAGCTGCTATTATCTGCATTATCGTGATTTTGATAACCTATCGTGCAATGCGTAGGTATGATTTTACAATTTTCAATTAAGCCGACTTCGCCAAAGCTATGACCGCAACCAAAAACTGGCACTGTTGTTTTATCGGCATAATCTACGCAATCAGCACGACCGCCCCACTTAAAAATACAATTTGCCACAACCCAATTTGTCGCATAACCTGTTCCACCACTCTCAAGGTGTATGCCATACCTGATATTTTTACAGTCAAAGGTAAATCCTTTGATATGCGTATGAACATTGAGGTCAAGATGGAACGGGCATTTTTTGATTATATCCTCAGATTTCAGTGCAGACTTATCAAATCCTGTTGCTCCGTCCCATTTGATGACTGTAGCGGCAGGATTATAAATGTTTTCAGATTCATAGTAAACATAATCCTTAGTCATTATGCCACGATAGCCCACTAAGCCGACATCTGACATACCTGCATATTTGTCCTGCAAATCTGTGTATGTACCTTGTGCAACAATGATTGTGTAGCGATTATGGTAGTTGTTGTCTGTTATGCTATCATTAGCAGACAGAATAGAGTTGAACTTTGTAACACCAAACCCGGCTGTATCTTCGTCATAATCATTTGAAACATACAGATAATTCATAGCGTAGTCGGGAGCTTGGTACAACTCAGGTTTAATTCTTTCGCTTATAAAATCCGGATTTGCGTACGCTGATTTTTTGTTGTTCTGTTCAAGTTGAAGATTACAACTGTTGTCAACAAGTCTATTTGTAGCAACCGCAATTTTAATAGAATTAACGGTTACATTTTCTGTCGCTGTATAAGTGGCCGCTGCATTCTTGAAAGCACTTGCCTCAGAGAGTAACCACGATGAACTAATTGCCGTCTGACTATTCGCAGGATAGAACACACAACCGCTGTTTGTAATATTAGCAAAATTCTGCAAAGACAAGCAATACGCTTTGCCTTGTTCAAGAGTAACCGCACGCTTGAGCTTGAGATAAAAATTAACCGCAGCGGTAGAAGTGCCGCTTAGGCTAATTTTATTGTTCTTGACTGAAATAGTAACTCCGTTTGCTGTCTGCTCTGTGTCCTCGAGCGATGTGAGATTAACGCTTGTAGATGTATTGAGCAAAGAGTCTTTTGCTATCATTTTTGCAGATGCGGTTTCAATTGCGGAATCAACATCATTTTTGGTTGCTAAATTTGCGCCTGTTGGTTCATATTTAGATTTTGTATTTATTACTGACTTGTTCACAAAAACGCTGAAATGCTGTGTAGTTAGAATTGTATCATTTTCACTTAGCACAAGCTCGCACCGCATCATACCTGCGAGCTGTAGCATTGATTTCGCAAGAGTGATTTTAACTGCATTGTCTGCAACTATACAAGGCACATTTTCAGCGACGATAACATTATCTACAGTTGCGTTAAACGCAGCGGTAACGCTTGAAGATAGCGCTACCGGTTGTGAATCAGCATATAGCTTACATTCAATGATGCGTGACTTGTCATCATTTTGAGCGACTATTATACTTTCGTAATTTCTGTCTTTGTATACATCAAGATTAAGTTTGTATTTTACATTCAATTATGTTCACCTCATTTTACGAAATCAGATAGCTTAGTTTTGAACGAACCAAGCTCAAGCTGTTTATATCGTTCTCTAAGTGTATCATATGTAGTTTTGACTATTTTGGATTCCGCTGCGATACTGTCACTTAAGATTACTGTAACAGTATCGCAAAGATTAAACTGTTGCATATCGTCAAGGACCGCTTCTACATCAACTTTAATATTGCTCTTGATCTCACCAAGTTTATCTCCTCCTATGTAAGCTGTTGTTGCTATTCTGCAAGTGTTTTTGACAAATTCATATCCGTCGCCTGTCGAAGAGTTGACAATTATTCCGTTAACAAGATTGTCAGGAACTGGATATACACTTAGTTTATTTGTTTTTGATTTTTGTTCAAAAATCTCATAAGGGTCAGCAATTATCTGTATGTCTTGTTTTGAAAATTCATCATAAACAGTAGCATAAGCACACACATGACTTATCGTAGTTTCACTTGATTGAGTTTTTTCATAGCTTGATATATTGTCGCCCCACTTGAGGCTATACGCTCGTTTCTGCCCTCGATTTTTTAACAATGAAACATTAAAATTATTCCATTTGTATTCACCCCCAAACAGGTCAAGCAAACTGCCCTCTAAACCGCCGAGAAAGTCACCAAGTGTGCATACTTGAGTGTAGCCGAGGTTGATGCTTTTTCTGTTCGTTATATCTGACGAAAATACATAGTTGTTGTCAAAAAGAGCATCCATATTTTCGTAAGCCTCCGCAGGTGAATAGAGTTGTGCTGATGTTTCGCCTGCGGCAAGAATGTTGTTATAGCAGTTATGTTTGATGTGCTTCGCTTTGATACTAAGCACATTGTTTTTTTCTACTACCTCGTAGATTTCAAAAAATTGTGCTTCGTCTGCTGGGTTTGGCTTTGCGTATATATAATTTTGTACAACAGCACTTTCGGCACATTCGGAGTTTTTAACAACGCTTGCACTTAGTGTGTAATCTGCGTTGCGTGACTCTTCGACGGTACATTCTGTGCAACCGGTAAGCCTGCCGAGGTAGTGCATTGAGTTGAGCGATAATATTCTGCTTGTCGTTTCGTAGACTAAAGGTATCATAAGCGCCTCCAATTCGGCTCAAGCGTAAGCGAACCAATAACCTGATTAGCGATAATCTCATTCTCTCCTGCTTTAAATTGCTGTGGCAAGAGAGGTGAGATATAAGATTTAATGCCGTTTTTAACAGAGTAATACTGCATATTTTCACCGTCAAGGACTGTGTAATCTGCGTTAATTGAATTTTTTATAGATAGTGTTTCACCGTTTATCGTTAGCGTTGCAGAAGCACCCGTACCCGTGAGCTTGTAAAGCGGATTTGACGGCATTCTTTCAGGGTTGAGTAAATTTAGCTTTTGACCGCTAACAAGGCTTATAGGCTCTGTCTGTGCATACCAATACGGCTTACGACTGAATTTAACTTTAGTTGTGAGATATGAAGGTAACTCACGCTGAATTGTGTCAAGGTTAGTCACTACAGCATAGCAATAATAGCCTTTGTTATATGTGTCCTTGTATGTTTGATAATTGTTAAATTCAGTCAGCCAGTCTATAATTTTATACGCAAGATATTGAGCACTTGTGTGAGCAAGTAAAGGCATTAAAGCTATTTGCAGCTCAAAATCAACATTGTTGTATCTGCCGTTGTCCTGCACTATATCACCGCTTCGTTCCGGGATTGATATAAGCTTAAAATCACGCTGAGCAACAGAGTGAAAAGGCGCATTAACTATGCGTCCGCCAAACTGACTGAGCCATTTGCCGTTAAAAAAAAAGTTGTGCATCAGCTAAACACCTTCCTTTTACTTGTAATTTCCGCTGCTAATCGCTCAGATAATCTTTCCGCAAGGCTATCTATATCCGAATCACTATTGACCGTTACGCCGCTAATATTCACATTGATGTCAATGTTAGTCGTTGACGGTTTATCTGTGCTGTCACTCCTAAATGGATTTGAGCCGTCTTGCTTAGCTTTACGATATTGTTCAGCCTCTTGTGCTGTCAAAACCGCTTCGCCTGCATCCAAATAAGCGAGGTACTTGTCGTTCGGTACATAGTCGATACCAGCACGAAAACGGGGGAGAGTGACCTCTGGAATGTGCGGAATTTCAAGTCCTGCCCACTCAATTGCCCAATTGATTCCGTCAAACAGACCGTTAATCATTCCGATTGCACCGTTTATTATGAATTCAACTGCGTTTGGAATTAAGTTTAGAACATTCTTGAATATTTCTAAAATGCCGTTCCACGCTTTATCCCAATTTCCTGAAAAGACTCCGTCTATGAAGTCAATCAAACCGTTGAAAATTCCTGTCAAGCTTTCAATCGCACCGCTTATTCCTTTGATAGCTAATCCGAGTACATTGCTGAAAACATCTGCAAGAATTTCAACAACTGGAGTTAAAGCAGGTAGGATAGCGTTGAGCAGCATTGATAATAGCTCAAATAGCGGACTTAATGCGTCTGTCAATAAGTCGAAAACGGGTGCAAGAGCCTCGAAAACGGGCTGTAATGTTTCACTTAATATGCCTGCAATCTCGTTAAAAACAGGGATAAGCGGCTGTAACAAGTTATTGAGCAACTCTGCAAGTTTGACTATGAGCGGTGCAATAGCTGTTGAAATAAGTGCTGCGAACGGCTCTATTAACTGCAAAATCAAGTCGATAAACGGCTGTACAAGCTGAAAAATAGTGTCTAACAACGGCATTAATGCGTTGAGAATTTCCATAAACGGAGGCAAAAGCTGTTTGATTACTTGTACGAGAACAGGTAATAGTGCTTCTACGAGTTGAACAATTATTGGTGCTAACTGTTCCATAAGTTGAGCTATAAACGGAAGCAATTCCTCAATCAATGGCATAATCTGTTCAAGCATTGACACGATTATCGGGGCAACCTCTTCGCAGATGTTAATGAGCACAGGGGCAAGCTTCTCAGCTACACTTTCAATAAGCGGCGATAACTGTTCGAGTAACTTTCCACCTAAGCCAATAATCGAATTAAGCACAGGTTCTGCGACAGCACCGATTTGCGCCATTGTATCTGACAACTGCTGATGTGCTCTGTTGGATTCCATTACATCGCCGTTTGTTTCTTTATACTGAGCAGAGGCATCCGAATACAGGCTCGTGAGGGTTGATGTGATTAACTGCTGTCTTTCTTGTTCTGATGAGCATTTAGCAAGTTTTTCATTAAAAGCATCCTCAGATACGCCCATCCAGTTAAGAGCATCAGCAAGCGGACCTGTTACCTGTCCGACTTTTGCGGTTTCGTTCGCCGCCTCTGTCAAACCCTCGATAGGCAAGGAATCACCGAATTGACCGTAAACACCTGTGCAAATCTCTGTCCAACTTTGCAGGTCTTTTGTGGAGTTGCAAAGCAATGATAAATGATTAGCCGCCTCAGTTGCCTGTCCGCTGTCACCGACTACGGCATACAAGTCAGAGTAAGTCTGCTTTGCATCTGCCGCTGAAAATTTGTTTGTGGTAAAAGCTGTGTCAAGTTTGCCCATTTCCGTCCGATATTCTCGCGTGCTTTCTGCCACGGAGGACAATGCTCCTACACCTGCCACCGCACCGCCTACCATAGCAGTTCCCCATTTAGCAGCAGTTTTGATTCCGTTTCCGAGAGTTGAAGCAACACCCTTGCTTTTCTTCTCAGTCTCTGAAATGGATTTATTTGCCTCATCATTATTAACGAAAATCGAGCCAAATAACTTAAAAATTTCAACTGCCACGCACTACACCTCCTCCCATTTGTAGCGATTGAGCATTTCTTCAACACGCTTTTCAATTTCGTCTGTATTGACTTCGTCCTGTGCAGTTGACTGCATTTTGTCGTCTATACTATCGACAAAATCTTTGTATGATAAATGAGTGATTTGACCAAGGCTCGTTAAGATATAAGCCTTGTATTTCATTTCCTCGTTTTTCTCATTGATTTCATTTTCAATGATTTTTAAGATTTCAGCGAATGACAAATCTTGCAAGACTGTCAGATTTCCGCAGCAGTATTGCAAGATTAACTTATATGTGTTTATGTCAATGCTGAGAGCGAGGTAAAAAAACTTTGAATATCATTCTCTGCAATAATATGCTTGATGTCTGCAATTACCTCTGTAATGTCCATCAAACTTGCCTGTTCGGGGGTAATATCGCCTCTGATGTCAGCATAGAGTGAATAGAATTCGTTTTCCACTTCCTTGCTTGAGAGTGATGAAATCATAGTGACGATAAACTCAAGACCGACTTCCTGTGCATTTTTCTTGTCCTTAGTTTTAACATTCTTAGCGAACTCGACAATTTCATTTTTTAAATCTGCTGACTTAATAATACGAGCCACCGAAAAAGCGTCCTTTAAGCCTAATGTTCTCATTGATTATACCTCCGTTGTTTCTGTCGGTCTAAAAATTTTAAACGGTGGTTTGATTTCGTCCTCTGAATCATAAACTTCAGGTGAAAGGTTACCATAGAACTGAGCTTCTACTTTACCGTTGTCTTTGTCAGCGATTGCAAGCGTGAGACCGTTTTCATTAAAGCCGTTGAACACCTGAATAATGCACGGCTTATCCTCTCCGAGGAGACAACCTACCCAAGTGATATTCTGAATGTAGTCACCGTCAAGAATAACATCTCTACCTGTGATTACATCGTAGCCTACGACCTTTTCGTCTGTACCTTTGTCGGCAATTCCAAGACCGTAAATGAAGTTCTGAGTAGTCATCTCGGCAAGCGTTGCTTTAATGTAAACCTCCCAACCGTCGACTACTGTGTCGCCCTTAGTTCTTGTTTTCACGCCGTCAAACTCAAGTCGTCTGAGTGTCGGCTTGGCTGAAAATTCACCGCCTTTGATTGTTACGCCGAGGCACTTGCCTGCCTTTTTGGCGCTTGCGTATGTGTCCGTAGCAGGATCGTAATTTACAAAAAACGCACCTGCATCAAGGAGCATATGGTCAGCCGTCTTAGCATTATATCCGCTGTACGGCTTAATCTTTCGTGGCTTAACTGTTGCCATTTTAATCATCCTTTCTTTCGTAAACCCTCAATTCAAGGGTTGTCATTATTCTGTATATTGTCTTATCGGATTCAGCGACATACTGCCTGTCGCTGTTATTGTAGAATTTGTAATGTCGTTCACCTTGTGTATATGTTGCCCTCGCAACATCCGAATAGATTTCATCCACAATATTGTCGATTTTCTCGGTGGTTAACCTATCATACAGATTAAGCGTAACAAGATATTTCTTGTACGGCTCATCGGTGTAAAGCTGTTTAATTTCATAAACAAGCCTCGGAAACCCGTCACCAATCATAAAAAACGAGGGGGCATACTGCGATAAAACCGCACTCAAAAAATTCTTAATGCTATTCACCGCTGTATTCCCCCTCGTTCAATTTGCGTTCTGCCTCTTCTGTACCTACGGCACTGAGGTACTGTTGTTCAATTTTGATGATGTCTTTGATGTTGCTTTCGGCAGCATCGCTCAATGCTCCGATTTTTAGAATTTCACTCGTGCCAATCTCTTGATACAAGCCATAAAATCCGCCTGGCTTAAATCCGACTTGCAAATCGGGTACTTTCTGTTTGCTTCGCACCCAGTATTGCGTATTTTTCGCTAAGCGCCCCGTCCTGCGTTTTATTTTCTGTTTTGTCCGTTTACATACCAACTTGCCGACATCACGCAGAGCGGCTCTCTCAAGCTCCTTGAGCGTGTACTGTATGCGTTCAACATTGCTGATTATCTCAACGCCGTTTTTTGTGATTTTAACTGCTTTAGGCAAAGACATTATTCTCACCTACCACATCCGTTAAATACAGCTCCGTACGCTCTGTGCCTTTAATCTCATATGCACGATAAATCTTGAACCTCTTATTTTCGAGATAACAAAATTCTTCGTTGTGGTACTCGAACGAGTTGACTTCAAGCATACATTCGGGTTTCAACCCGTTAGCCTGTGCCTGAAAAAATTCAGATTGTCGAACATATTTGCGTTGTGCATAAATCGTTCGGAGCTTTTCCTGATACACAATTTCGCCGATGTCATTGGTTGTTTGCCCTGACTTTTCAACAAGTTTAACAAGAGTATCTGCATTCATTCTGTTTGCGCTCCTCTCGCCGCCATTGCATCACGCAAATCTTCGTAATGCCGTGCCCATTCGCTGTCGGCAGTAACCGAGAAATAAGCACGGCAATAGAATTTGATTGCCTGCATAACAAGTGCAGTTGAGTTTTTGTCGTTGACGTCAACTCCTGCACCTGCCATGTCACTTTTAGCAGAATCAATGAGGGCAGATATTTCATCGTCAAACAGCACCGTATTGATACGGAGCGAAACCTTTACGGCTTCAATTTCATTGGATACTGCCATAATTCAAACCTCTTTTAAGCACTCTTCTTAACGAGCTTTACGAGGCTGTGAGTATCCACGACCTTACCGTCTGCAAGCATTACGGCTTTAAGGACTGTGTTATCGGTGTCGTCCTCTTCGTACTTCTTGACACTTAAGCCCATTACCTCGTTGAAGATGTAATCGTTAAGATTGAACATCATTGCAAAGGTTGTGTCGGCTGAAACCGTGTCAGCGTACGAATCCATATAGCCGTCTGTTGGGATAACAGCACGGCCGAAAAGTGAGAGTGACGGCTTGCCGTTAAGTCCTTCGGACATACGAGCGACAGGCTGACCGTTGCTGTCTGTGATGCCCATAAATGCAAAGAATGACTTCTTTGTCATCAGCCATACAGCATCATCGTATGCAGCAGGAAGAGCCGCCTCAGCCGAGCAAAGTGTTGAATATGTGAGCTTGCCGGTTTTTGCAATCTCGATTGTCTGACCGTCAGGCGGAGTGCATGAAAGAATGCCGGTTGGCGAACCTGAACCCGAACCCTTAACGATTGCCATTTCGCAAGCCTTAACTACTGCGTTTTTAATCTGGTCAATGAACTGCGACTCAAAAGTATCAAGCGCGGTCTTTGTCATAAAGAGCGAGAAAGCAACCTTGCATTCAAGCTTATAGCCGGCAAAGACAACCTTGTCAGTAGTTACTTTCTGCTGGTTTGAACCCTTTTCCTCATCAACCCAGCTTGCTGTCGGGCGGATGTTCTGTGTGGGAATAAGAAGTGCTGTCGGATACGCCGTCTTGAACACTCTTGCGTAAATTTCGCCGATTTTTTCAAGTTCAACGATTAAACGCTGATACATTGTGGTCGGCACGATAGCCGCCGCAGTGCTTGATGTGGTCTGTGATGCCACATTCATAAACTTCTGTGGCACGGGTACACCGTTCTGAATATAGTTAGCAAAAGCTTTTCTGTATTCAAGTGTTGCGTACATATCTGTTACCTGTTCATCCTCATCTGTAAGGTCGATGTTTGTCTTGTGATTTTCAAATGGTGCAGGCATTTTGATTCCCTCCTCTGCGTTTCTGTTTGCCTTTTCTACAGCAGAATTTTCAAAATCGTTGTCAAGCTTGTCAATCTGCTGTGTAATCTCTTTCGCCTCGGCGAGCTTATTTTCTGCAATGAGCTTTTTTGCCTTGTCATAAAGAGCATTTCTCTTGTCGAGATATTCCTGTTTGTTCATTCTTCTTCAACTTCCTTTCGTTTGAGCAATTCAAGTTTTGCTGTAAGCTGTGTTTTTTCGTCCCTCATCTGTTTGATGATGGTATCAGGGATAAGGCTGTTAAGACTTGCCGCAAGTTTAACCTCTTTTGGCTTTTCAGCATAATATTCTGCGACCTTGTCAATAAAACCTTTTTCGACTGCTTCATCAGCAGTAAGCCAAGTTTCCTTGTCCATAAGTCCGATAAGCTCGTCCTCGCTCATTCCGGTTTTAAGTCGATAGGCTGTCGCAACGGCTTTACTTGCTTTAAGTAACACGCCTGATTCATGTGCCATGTCATTGTAATCGCCTGCGGCATAGCTTAAAACATTATGAATCATAAGCATACCTGTCGGCACAATTTCAGACTTGCACGCACAAGCAATGTATGAAGCGGCAGAAGCGGCAAAAATGACCTTGATTGTAGCCTTGCTTTCGGCGAGCATATCGTAAATTTCGGAGGCGGCAAAGATGTCACCACCTGACGAATTGATAACAACCTGTACTCCCTCATCATCCGCCACTTCGTCAAGCTGTGACCGAATGTCGGCTGGGCAACAGGAGGCTACTCCAAACCAGTCATAAATCCACTTATCATCATTCGTAATGATAGGGCCTTTAATGTCAATTGTTTTCGGCATCGTTTTCACCTCCTTCATCGACCGCAACTGTATCTAATCTTCTGAGCGGAGTGTCTCCGCCCGGAACAGGAGCAAGACCAAGTGATTCTCGCCATTCGTTTGGGAGCATTGCTCCACGGTCAACCATTCCAGCGAAATTTAGTTTAGTCTTAAGACTCGCAGATTGTAGATTGAACGAACCGACTGCGATATAATTTCCACAACCTCGCTGACGGCGAGTGAATAGTTTCCGTGTCAGCTCGTTTTTAAGCTGAATGATTTTAGGCGATATCACCGCATCGAAATAAGCATTTTCTTCATCTTCGTTCGCTGTTGATGTGATAATTTTCACATTAGTGTTAAAAAGCTCAAGGATTCTGTTTTTCGTTCTATCCATTTGCAAAGCATTCGGGACATAGTCGTTCGGGGTTATCTGATTTGCGTCAACCTTTGCGTCAACTGCCGCAACACCCACGGAGCTGTTACTGATGTTAAGGTAGTTATCAGCAAACGCTTTTGCGTTTTTCTTCAAATCCTCGGGCCGCAAAGACGATGTGTATTTCAGTAACCATTTAATTACGCTTGAATTTCGGATAGCGCTGATGATGCCGCTGTCGGTTGTTTCAACGATTTCGAGCAAAGGAGCAAGAGCCTTAAATTTACCGCTGCCGAATATGTCGTTTTCAGCAAAATCATCACGCAAATGTATGACATCTTCGGAGGCAAAGCGGTAGGTCTTGCCGTTTGCAAGGATAAATTCATACACAAGGTTGCCATTCGTATCATACAAATCCGTAGCTGATTTAGCTGGTATAAAATACAATTCCGTAGGCAAGCCGTTTGTGTCTCTAATGATGAGCCAAAAAGCATTACCCGATAAGGATAACTGTGTGCTTGTCCTATATAGGAGCATATCCATTGTTGTGTACGGGTTTGGTTCTTCAAGCAAAAATTTGACATAAGGCTCGGGATTGATTAAGAGGTCTTTCCTGCCGTCAACGATTGTTTCTCTTATGTGCTTAATTGATAATTTTGAAAATCTGAGAGCCTGTGCATTAACGCAAGCTCGGACGGTGTCGGAATCATATGCTCTGTTGCCCCACAAGAAGAAATTTGAATTATTCTGTGTAACAAGTTCAACCCTTGAAAAATTCTTTGTCTTTCTGACATTGCGAACAGAATTTAAAAAGTTCTTAAATTTTCCCATTCTCTCACCTCCTAAACAATGCTCAAATATTCGTCTTCATATTCAAAATATATCGTGTAAGCGTCAAGCAATGCCGCAGTACCGTCAATTCGTCTTGTTGACTTCGAGGTCTTAATCGGCTGTATATTACCGTTTCTGTCCTCATCTATTGCAGTATTTGCAAGACACCATTTATCTATCGGGTTGTTGTTGTAGATTATTCTTTTCTTGACAAGGTCTGCTTTGAGGGCTTTCATCGGGGCAGACAGTGTTTTCTTGCCCTGATGTACCGCTTCCATAACGGTAGGACCGAAAGCGTCAATCATCTGATTAACCCACATCTGAGCTGACCAAGCGTCATAGCCCTCTTTCCACAAGTAAATGTCGTATTCGTCTTGTAGCTCTTGATACCATGCCGTAACAACACTTGCGTCAATCTTGTTTCCGGGGCAGGTACGCATAAAGCCCTGTTCTATCCACTTGTCATACGGGATCTTATCCTCGGTTACTTTTTTCTCCACAAGGTCAGCCGGTATCCAGTACATTGACAATATAAAAATATTTTCATTGTCAGGCACTCGAAACAACATCTTGGCCGCTGTAAGGTCGGTCGTGCTTGATAAATCTGCTCCGCCTATGCCATAGGTTGGGCGGAGTTCCTTAACATCAAATTTTGTTTCGTTGTTAAGCTCCTCGAAATTGAGCCACGATTCGGTTGATGTTTCGGCTATGTTAAACTCCTTACATACAAGATTTCGTACAAGTGACGGATTCGCCTGCGCTTTCTTGACCTTGCTTGCAAGGGCATTTCGATTTTTAATCGTGCCAAGTCCGGGGTTAGCCTTTTCCCAGCAATCGGGATTTTCCCATTCTTCACGCTTATCAAGCTCGTAGATGATGTAAAGGCTGTGCTCGTCTTTGTAGCCTACCTCGTCAAACAAGCCGTTCGTGGTGCGGACAGCATCGTCATAGATTTCATCGTAGATGTCCTCACGAATTTTGCCTGCAGTTGTTGTAACAAGGATAAGCGGTTGGTCTCGTCCGATGGTACCGTCTGCCATAATGTCGTAGAGTTGTCTGCCGTTTTTCCATTGGTGCAACTCATCCATTAAACAACAATGCACATTCAGACCGTCAAGCGTGTCCGAATCAGAGGCAAGCGGCTTAAACACTCCGCAATTATAATCTTCTGAACTCAATTCATTCAGCAGTGGTTTAATTCGCTTCAATAAAGTTTCACTCTTGCGAACCATTCGTTTTGCTTCCTGCCAAATGATTTTAGCTTGGTCACGCTTTGTGGCGACTGCATACACTTCGGGACCGGGTTCGCCGTCACCGATAAGCATATACAAGCCAATCGCAGAGGCAAGCAAAGACTTACCGTTCTTTTTTCCGATAATTAACACAGATAGGTTGTACTGCCTGATACCGTCATCGTCCACGAAGCCAAAAGTTGCCGCAAGCCACGCTTTTTCCCACAGCTCAAGCTTTACAAGCTGACCGCCCATCTTACCTTTACTGTGTCGACAGTAATTTTCGATAAATTCAATGATGTGATTTCCTCGCTTAGCTTCGTAATGATAGCCGTCCGTCGGATTAATCACCTTATCACTTAAATGTTTATACCACTTGCGTATCTTGTCGCAAACAGTAACCTTGCCGTTCTTTATCTGTTCGTAATATTCAAGTATCGGATTATAGCTTAATGGATAGCGTTTCAAAGCTTGTCACGCCCTTCAACGAAATCGTCAAAGCCGTCTGTTGTCGCAGCCTTCGCCTCGGCCACTTTCGGAAGCATATCGTTGAGCTGCTTAATGTATTTGAGATAGTTACCGAGCATTGTGTTATACAAATCTGCCTCAGGTCTTTTGCGTGAGTACGGCTCTTGTGTTTCTGACTGTGAGAATAATTCAGTTAAGCCATAAATTGCAATGTCCTGTTGCAGTTCTTTCAGCCTGATTCGAGTGAACGCCGCATTTTCAATCAAGCCAACGGCGAGGTCTTTTCTTTTAACCTCTATGTCCTTGTAGATTTCCGTTAATCGCTTTATCTCTCGCTTAATTGCTCTTTGTTCCTTCTGTTCGTCGGTCATTTTACAAGTCACCGTCCTTTCACACAAGTTTTTTTAGGGGAGGGGGGTCATACACGAGGTACGCAAAATTTCGACCTGCCCCCCTCGGTCCTGTGATTGTTTTAATATGAATTTTTTTAGGGGGGAGTCGGAAAAATTTGACCGCTCTCATCAAAAAAATATTTTTTCGGTTCTTTGTTTCCGACTCCATGCCCCGGAAGATTGTCGTGACATTCTTTACAGACATACATCAGATTTTCAAAGTTAAGACTAATGCTTGCGTCAGTTATGTTGCTTGCATTGAGCATAACTTTGTGATGAACTATATAACCGAGCTTCTTGTGACATATCTGACACAAGCCACCGTCAATAAGTGTTCGTTCATCTATGAAACTCTGTCTGCAATCCTGCCACTTTTTTGATTTGTAGAATGCTTTTGCAAAGTCTTTAGCCATATTTTTCTCCAAAAAAATTAAGCTATAATTATTACATTATAGCTTAATTGTACAGTTATTAAATTCTAAAGTTTACCACTATTTTTCTATTCCCAGCAAGTAATCTGATGTTACATTCAGAGCCTTTGCAAGCTTTCGCAGACTGTTTGTGCTCGGTGCGTTTACTCCGTTTAAGTATGAGTAAATTAGTTTGCGATCAACACCTGACTTTCTATTCAGTTCTTTCGGATAAATCTTCTGTTCATTCATCGCACGACTGAGTCGTTCAGTGAAGATTGGGTCTTTCCTATGTGTGCTGCTTGCCATTCAATTCCTCCTTGAACAATTCCTCCTTGAACTTAGCGAACTCACTACATTGCACTCCTCTTGAGCTTGATGGGCACATCTTTTTTCGTCTGCAATGCCAACAAACACCAGCAGCAATATAAACTATGTATTTTCTATTCTCGTCTTCTTTCATTCACAACCTGCCCTTTCTCGGTGTAGTCACGCTGGAATGGAAGCTTGAGCTGGTCAATAACCACTCTGTCGAGATGTTCCCAGAAAACTTCGTCCTCACTTGAATGTTTAATAACCTCGGTCATTTCTTTGAGGGCTTTGTTCAATCTATCGTGGCCAAATCCGAAATTCTGATTCAGTACAAACATCATAGTTTTGAAACTTCTACGAGTTATGTCCTCGTTTTCTTTGCTTCTGACTTTGCTATATTCGTTATTAACAAGTCTGAGAATTTCTTTTTTCGCTTCGCGCTTGATATTCACCGGCATTCTTGCTTTCATTCCAGCACCTCCAAATCGCCAAGATAGTCAGCCACAATTTGAAATGCAATCAGCATTCCCTCGCTTATGTAATAGTTCCTATCTTTTCTGCTTTCGTTAAGCTTGTTCAGCTTGTCCTGCTCACTTTCTATGCGTTCGGATATTTCAGCTTTTAATTCGTCAAGAGTCATTAATTTCCACCCTCCAATCTTCTTTCAAGCCGCTCAATCTTTTTCTGTTTCCATTTATTCACTTCTTTATCACATTGAAACATTATCTTGCATTGTTCAAGCATAATCTCAACATCAGCAGGACACATAAGCATTAATGCCATATCCTCAACGCTCATCTGCTTTATCTTTTCAAAATTCGTCATTTTTCACTTCTCTCCTTTTCAAAATAAAATATAATCGGTTTCTCGACTTCCTGAATAACTCCATATTTCTTCGCCAAACGATAGATAAAGGTTTTTTCAAGTCTTGAAGTTAGCTTGCCTAATTGTCCTCTAAAATCTTCAATGGGCATTGTTGATTTATAGAAATTACACATCCTGCAAGCAGGATTATAGTTTTCAATGTCATTCGCACCGTTGTACCAGTAAACACTCTGAATGTGGTCAACTTGCATGTCCTTTAATTCGAGTTTACAGCCGCAGTACGCACACCGTCCATTGTACTTCTCATAAACTTTAAGCCTTGTTGTTTTGGAAATCGATTTTCTCTGACTCAACCAAATCACCCTCCTCAATCGGCTGATTCCAACATTCAGCACAGGTATAGTGTTTTCTGCAATCATCTATGTCTTTTAGTCCTAATTGATGTGGACAAAGACACTTAGGTGTTCCGTCACCAAGAAGTTTAACATTCGGATAATGTTTCAAAAATTCACTCAAATATGTTTTTGGTGGATGTTCATCCGACCACTTCTGTATGATTGCAATTGCTTTTTCGGGATAACTACTTTCAAGGTTCATGCACGGAATGCCTATGCCATTATTAAAACTGCTCAAAGGGCAATCTGAACAGTCAAGTTTGCATATTACGTTCTTCTGTCGTTTCGTCATTCTCGACTTTTCAATAAAGTAATTTTCAGTTCTTGAACAATCAATCATTTTCTTTATCCTCCAAATCCATTTTTGCTCCGCAATGTGGGCAATAGTTTTCAAATTGATAACGGTTGTTAATGACTTGATAAACAACCTCTCTCCCGCAAGTTAAGCAGTATGCTTCCGCTTCACCTACTTTTCTTTCTTTCTTTTTTACCCACTTTGAGAGTTTAACTTCGTCAACAACTTTAAGTTTAATTTTTATACGACTGATTTTTTTAATGTGGGACAATCTAAAAACACAATTACTAACAACCTTATCCCCACAAGTGCAGAAATATCGTAACTTTGGTATTGACAAATTAGCGTCATTTTCAAAGGCTTTTTCACCTGTTTTATGTAAAATGCCCTCAATCACCGTTCCGTCAAAAAGTACGATTTCAACATATTTCCCTAAATGTCTTTCGAGTTCATATCTTGTCATAATTTTTACTCCTTTAAAAGTTCCGGATTGTCATAGATGTTGCCGATAGCAACGGAGCGTTCGCAAAAGAATAAATCTAAATCGTCAACCACATTAGATCTTGCTTCTCTTACTACCCATTTTCCGCCAAACCACAGAACTTCATAATTAGTAAGTCCACCGTCTGTATCACAAAAACTACAAATATCGCCCTCAAAGATTTTATTACCATTCTTATCTTTAAGTCCTGTGTACTGTCCGACTGTATCTGCGTAAACAGGATATTTTTCTACTGTAGGCTTTTGCTGATAAATTATTGCAAAATCACCCTCACCATTCTGTGGGAAAATACCGCCGTAAACCCAATTGCTTTTTATTTTTTCACCACTCAATGTGACTTTTTCGCCATATCTGCGAGTTTGACCTCTGAATAATATTTCTCTCATTTATATTCTCCTTTTATTGTTCAGTATCGCATATTTCCTCTGAGCTTGCTTAATTCTCGCGGTTCTGCAGTCCTTACAAATGTCATTGCTTTTTCGTTCATAAAAGGTAATTCCACACCTTTTGCAGAATTGTGGTTCTATTCTATTAAATGATGTGCAGCTGTCACAGTCTTTTTCGTTTGCCGTGCAGCCTTTGACGCTGTCCCAGTGTGTGCAATATTCCTTCTGCCAGAAATCAGCGTACTCACTCTCAACATTTGAGTTCTCTTTCGCAACACATTTAATTTCACCTGCAAGCATAGATAACAAGACTTTTATCTTCTCCTTGTCCTCTTCAGACATAAACCTCTTGTATTTAATCGTCCTGTCCGGAAGATTATCGCCAAACTGACCATTGCCAATGTATGCTCTTACCTTATCAAGCCTTTCAGTCAAGTAATAGTCAAATACTCGACCTCTGATAGCTTTAACAGATTTGCCAAGCACATCTGACATTTCTTCATACTTATAGCCTGATTTAATCATTTCACCAAGCTTCTTAAATTCTTCAGCCGTCCACTTTATGTGATTATTTGCCTTAACTGGTCGCTCCTTAATATCAATGTCTAATATTCTTCTCTGTATTGCTCCTTCCGTTCTATTAAGCAGTATCGATAATTCTCTATAGCTATATTTATGTTCAGCAAGAAATTTCTTAAGTCGCTCATCTTCAACAGTAGTCCAAGGTGATGTAATAAATTTATAGCTGTGCCTTATATCAGTTCTTCGCTTTTTATCAACCCAATCAGGTTCTACACCAAGATAATACTTTTCAAATTTAGAGAAATTCAAAAAGCTCTGATTCTTGTATGCCCATTCCCAAAATTCATCAATATAAACTACCTCAAACTTTTCTTTCTGCCTGCAAATCGTATGCAAAGGAAGACCTCTATTTTGTGCCCAAGAAATTTTGATGTAACCTCCGCTACTTTGATTACCATAAACAGCTTCGCTCAAATATGATAAAGTTACATATCTTTCTCCACAGCTCAGAAAAGTTCCAAGCTTTAATTTATTAACTTTGTTAAGTACCGAATAAACAGAGCGTGATAAATGTTTTGTAATGTTTTTTACACTAACATTTCCCCACACATTCCGTAAGTAATCAACCTCTTCCTGCGTCCAGTTCCTTCTCATTTTTTACCTGCCTTTTTCTTTTTTCCTGCTTTCTCGCTGTCCCACACGCTGTCTACATAATCGTCGCTAAGTGTACTTTTGTAATTCACAGAGTTAAGATGTTTTTGTATGTGCTCGTTATAACGACCGCTTGCTTTTGCTTCATTTAATATGCTTTGAACATCCTCTTCGCTTCTGTTCAAATCCGTTGCAATGCGTGATATCGAATCACCTCTGTATGTATATAAACATATTAAAAATTCTGTATCGGTTGTCGGCGGTCTGTTTAACTGCTCTTTTCTGTGTAGCGCCGCCTCGGTTTTGGCTTTACTGACACAAGCTGAACAATATTTTGTTGTTTTTGCTCTTGCGGTAAATTTGTTACCGCATATTTGACATATAGCTGAATACATTTATTTCATCTCCTCCAAATCTTCAAGTCTGCAATACAACAATGCAGAATTAGCGTTTAAATCCTTTATTTCAGCCTGATAATAAAACTTTCCTGTTATGCCTCGTCTGATGATACAGCCTGTCAGAATGTATTTTGCGCCGTTGTAAAGCACCTTTCGCCCAAGACTGCGTTTAACCTGCGAGATGTTCATAACTGTTCAATCCTTATGTAAATGCCCGGCACATCTGCCCAAAGCTTTTCGCATATCTCGCTTGCCACAAGTGCGTCATCTGTCCAAAATCCGCAGAGCGTCATACAGTCCTTGAGCATTTTTTGCAGGTTATCTGTGTCGGGTTTTGTAATACGATACTCACCGTCTTTGTGTCTGCCTTTTGGAAAAAGCCAGCTTACCCTCAGCCTTACACCACTATCATACGGCTTTAGCGGTCTATGCTGTTTTAGATGAGCCACAAGTAAAGCCTTAGCCGATTTTATTCTCGGTGAATCGTAAAATACCGGCTTGCCCTTAACGGTCCTTACTCTGCGTTCCTGAGCTGTTACAGTCGGCACTTTTTCCATTTTCATAAAAAATTCTGTTACTGATTTATCCATAGTAAAACCTCTGATTTTTGCTTTTATCCTTTGAAATGTAAATCTTATGCGTTCTTGTCATTTCGGCTATGCGGCTGCCTAATGCCTCGTCAATTGCCGCAATTTCGTTTATGGAAAGTTCGGAGCTTATCACTGTTGGCAGCTGCTCATTGTAGCGGTGGTTTATGATTTTAAAGGTTGTATTCACATCGGCGTTGCTTATTCCCTCGCCGCTGCGTGTTTTGAAAAAATCGTCAATATACAGCACACCGGCATTTTTTACATTGCTCATAAGTTTTTCGTACTGCTCAGCGTTTGTTACTGCTTGCTTAATAGCCGTTATGTCATCGCCCCAAAGCATATACCTTGCGGATCTGCCCTGCTTTAACAGCGAACCGATTATTGCGGTGCAAATATGCGTTTTACCGCAGCCCGACTGGCCGCCGATGTAAAACCAATCTACAGGATTGTTTGCGAAATCCTCGGCACATTTCTTTATGTAAGCCTGCCATTCGCTCTTGACAATATATGTTCCGAAATTGTACCTTTCAATCAGCCTTGCAAGTCCGCTTTTCTTAATTCTCTTAAGCTCTGCTCTCACCTTTAAGCACTCGCAGGGTCGGCTAACCACCTCAAAGGTTTCTGTACCGCAAAAATCCCTTTTTACTGTGCTGTATATCGTACCCTTGTTTTTGCATTTATCGCAGTCATAGCCTGTCAGCCTGCCTGTTTGCGCATTAAAAATATCCGCCTCTCGCTGTGCCTTTTCCTCTGCCGTAAGCTCAGAGTACAACCTCGCCTGTGTTAAACGCTCCTGTGCTCCGTTTTTTGGCAGGTACTTTTGAATTATTCTTTCGTATGCTGTCAACTTCATCACTCCTCTTTAATAACCAACGGTTTATATAATTCTCGATATCATCAAGTGTTTTTCTGCTGTCGGGGTGCAGCTCAAAATACTTAGACATCTTTACGAGTTCGTTTTCAACATTAATCAATGTGTAAATATTTTTAAAATTATTCAGCTGAGAAAATGTCACTTGATAAGTGCTTTCTTCTTTTAACAATAAAGAAATAAAAACATCGCTTTTCTTTTCTTTTTCTTTACTTTCCTTTACTTTACTTTTCTTTATGTCATTCTCGGCGAGATTATTCCCATTTTCGGAGAGATTATGCTCATTTTCGGGTACAATTATATAAGCCTTTGTTTCATCTTCTTTCAAAAGCCAGTAATCTTTATTAATTGTGCGACCTCGCTTAGAGCGTTTCTCAATAGCGTACATATACCGTTCTTGCATCATTTTGTTTGTCAGTATTCTCTCCCTATCAAACAGCCCGTTGTCAAACAGCCCAATTTGTAAGCAAAGCTGTACTACCTGTTTTACCGTATCTGATTTAATTCCACCGCTCATTCGTTTCGCTATTGCGGCCGCACTGGTTTTTTCTCGCCACTCATAGTAATAACCATTAGTGGCATATGCTTTCGTGCAAATATAGAAGAACACGCCAAAGCCGCTCCATCCCTGTGCATCGATAAGCACATCAAATCTCTCATCGTCATCGAAAATGTGAACATCCCAAGCGGCAAAGTCTAAACCTTGCTTTGGTTGTCCAGCCATTCACTACATCACTCCTTTGTATTGAGTTTGAGTTTTTTACAGAGATACTCGTCGAGTTCTATGCCATAGATTTTATACTTTTCAAACAGTTCTTTTTCATGCCAATGTGCTTCATCGTGATGTTTTCTGCAAAGGCAGATGGCTCTAAGTCCTATATGAACTATCTGTTCCCTGTCTCGGCCCATCCCAACTCTATCAACATGATGAATTTCGCCGGGAGCATTGCATATCGCACACTTACGATTTTCAAGACAGCTATATAAATATCTACCAATATCATCTGTAACATTAAGCAAGGTATCTCTTGTACCGATGTTCTGATAAAAACAAAAGTCTATCAGATAGCTTATGAAATCCCTTGCTACGCTTTTTTCGCAGTCTGCCAAGGAGAAATACTTTATTCCAAACTCACCACAAAAGTTAAATTTGAAGTATTCCTTTATCCATTCCGGATTATCACCACACCAGAATGCAATATCTCTGATTACTGCGTATATTTTTCTTCGTTGTTCGGCAGATATTTCTCTACCGTCAACTATTCTTATTTCAACCTCGTTGACCTGTTTTTGTGAAAGTTCTCTGCCAATGCGGTCACGAGGTCTTACTATTAAGTTGTAGCCGTCATATGCCACTATATTTGCTGATGTAATCATAATAAGACCTCATGTTGGTGCATATAAACATAAGCACTGTTGACACCCATGTTCTGATACAACCATTCATCGCATTTTTCTTTGCTCAAATGTGTACGAAGAACTCTCTCCTCGTACACATATTGACCATTCATTCTCTTATCTTTTATTCGATTAATAATTTCATCTTGAGTGAAATTAGCCTCGATAAGATACAAGTCATAATTTTTAGCTACGATATGAGATATATCCGCAGTATCGGTAGCATATATGACTTTATATATCCCCTGTTGAGTGCGAAAGTAGAGCTTCCAGCCTACATTAGGCACATCGTGTCTTAACGGAAAAGCTGAAAATGTAATATTGCCTATTGTGTACCATTTGCTCTCAGTAACTATACACGAACTTTTTATCAGAAAGGGGATTTCAAAATCACTAAAATGTCTGCACAGATAATTTGGGTAGATTATCTTAATTAGGGGGTGTTCGTTAATAAGTCTCTTAATGGTTGCAATATTGCAATGATCTCTGTGTTGATGAGTTAGGAAAATATACTTAATCTTATCAACAACTTTCGCATCAACAAGTTTGCTAAAAGGCACTCCGCAATCAATTAAGGTCTGACCACCAAGAAAGACTGCGTTGCCTTTAGAGCCTGTACTAATAATATCTAAATCAATCATCTTGCTCACTCTGCAAGATCATCAATTGAGAAAGCTTCATCATCGGTCTGCTGTTCAGATGGTTCTGGTAATGTTACATCAGAAGGTACATCTGCATCAATCATTGTATTTGTTTCGTAATCTGGAGTACCGTCGGCATTGATAATATGATTGTCAGATTCATACGCTGTCTGCATTTCAACACTCATAACGCCCCATTTGCTGATAAGCTGTCTAAGCATCGTCTTTTTAGCCATTGCATCAAAATCTTTTGCCCAAAATGTATAGCTTGTACCCTTCTTGATATCATTTGCATATCCGGCTGAATACTTCATTGCGTGCTGTTTCATCTTATCCTTACTCCAGTAAAGAGCTTTCTCAAAGCCGTTTACATAGCGAAAATAAGCATAGTATCCGATTGTTTCAGCTGTTTCACGCTCTGTTTCATCTTCAATCATTTTGATTGTAATTTCTTCTGTAAGCGGATCCCAATTGAGAAGTTCTCCCTCTTTGATTTCCACCACATTAAGTCTCTTATACTGTCCTGAACGGATAGCAAGCTGAATATAGCCACGATAACCGAGAACGAATGTTGCTGTTGTACGATTGTTCTTACGGTCCTTAAACGGAACCATGTAATACTGTCCGAGCTGTGGTGATGGTGGCAACCCGAGCGAATGTCCGCAAAGTGCCGCTGAAAGAATTGTTCCAGCATCACATTCTTCGAGTGCCGGGTTAGTGCTTACCACAGATGTGATAGCCGCCGTAAACTTTTGGATTTCCTTCGGGTCTTTCATTGAATTTGAAAGGCTTTTCTGAAAAGCCACTGTCTGGAGCATGGCTGAAAATTTTGGTTTTCTCTGCTGAATCTGATTCTGAATGTTATAATTACTCATATCTTAATCCCCTTTCGTTGATTAACTTTTTAACTGCTATTGCAAAATCTTTAAGCTGCGTTTTAGTACCATATACTGTAAATGTAAGAGAAAATACTTTTTCATCGGTTTGATTAATATGTGGTTTTTCTTCCGGTGGAGCTACTTCTACTGCAACATTTGCCTCGAACGGTTCATATTCGTTCAATGTTGCTTGCTCGTTAAGTTCTGCTTTCTCACGCTCTGTTTTTTCAGCTTCTGCCCTTGCTTTTTCTTCTTCAATAGCCTTGTACCTCTCGGTTACTGAAGTTATTGCAGCCGATACATTCAAAGTTTGCTTGTACTCGTACAGAATTTCGTCTTTATGCTCCTGCACTGCAATGAGCTTTATGTCGTCCATAACCTTGTCAAGAAAAGCCTTGATTGTTTCTCTGAGTTTTTTAAGGGTAATCGTCATCGTAATGCTCAAGCCGACTTGCTCGTACTTTACAAAATCAATGCCGAGCGTTTGGGCGTACTCATTAAAATACGCTTTTGATTTATCGTGCTTTTCCTGTTTAAGCCCCTGCTCGATAGCCTCAATCTTGCTCTTTAATGCTGAATCAGCTTTTTTATAAGGTGTGGAAATACACTCCTTATACACGCTTTCAAAATGCTCATACGGTGTCATTACCTCGGATTTAACGGCTTTTCTCTGACTTTCGAACTCGGCAAGCTCTTTGTTGAGAGCCGAACGAATTTTTTTGATTTCTTTGTAGTTCTCATCTGTGCAAACCATTGAGCAAGCAACATTTACCTTGTGCTCAATTTCAGATTTAACAGACTCAAGTTTTTCAATAATAATCGGTATTTGCTTAACTACAATAAGCTGTGACTGTTCGTTCATCACTGCCACTCCTTTTCTGTGATTTTATGAAATTCTGCTGCGCAGTCTTTACTACAAAATTTGTTGCACTCGCTGTCCTCAAAATATGTATAATCTTCTCTGAGTTCGTAACCGCAGCAAGCACATTCACCTTTCTTTTGCGGTATAGGTGCATTTGGAGCTAAACCGTAACACACTCTTAAACACCTCCAACAGCAAGCCTTGTTGACTGCTCTAAGGTAAATGAGCAAAGCTCATCACGCATAAGCTCAAGCATATACTTTTCTGTAAGTCTTGCACCGTTGCCGTCACCAAAATGGCTTATTATGTAATTACGCTTACGCTCTGCCCTCCGTTTTACTTCCTCAAATACAGCACTGCCAACGCTTACCGCAAATGTATTGCAGAATTGATTGTAGGTAATCATCTTATCACCCTCATTTACGAATAAGCTTCACAACGAGCGAATTACTGCCGGTGCTTAAAACTGTAATTTTATATTTGCCTGCGTAGTCTGCGAGGAGGTTGCCGTTGTTCCCACCGATAGCGGTTTGTGCTGTCTGAGCTCTCCTCGTGATTGCATAAAAATCATCCTGCTTTTGATTTGTACATTCTAAGTACAATAGAGTATCCACAATGCTTACGGCAACAAATTTATATTCAAGCAAGAGTGGATTGTGATAGTACAGAGCTGTTCTGTTTTTATATGCTCTGATTTCCACATCACTGTCGGTGTTGAAATTCTTAGGTGTGAGCCTGTGAGCCCTTATTCTTTTAAGTATCGAAATATCATTCATTATTATTACCTCTTGATTTTTTATAAAATTAAGGATATAATAAAATTTATAATAGTTTCATATTATATCCTTAAACCGTTGAAAGCATTGCCGTGTTGTCAGCGGTTTTCTTCTTTTGCATATCTGCGTTCGTTAAGTTCACCGACAAAAAACACTTTACCGGCATATTCATTTGCTTTGTTGAGATATGCTTTTGTATGAGCAAAAGAAGAGCCGTCGTAAATATCAAACAAAGTATCTCCGTCAATAATTGGATATATTCCTTTTATTCCATCTGCTTTTACAAGTGCCATACCATAGACCTTTTTTGCCTCGTAGTCATAACCAAACCTATCATCTTCGGGGTCTTTAATATTAATTTCTTCGATTACATAAATGTCTGAATTAATCGGAGCAATTTGCGATATATTATAACCGTCTGTCATTGGTCACACCTCCTCTCCGAAAAAATCGTAATCATACATACTGTTAATGCGTTGCCTAAGCCTTATGTTTTCGTTTTTGTAACCGTTGATTGCGTCATTCTTAATGCAAAGGTCAAGCCTTGCGTTCTCAAGCTCAATCCGTAGGTGCCTGACTAAGCTATTTAAGTGCTTGTTCTCGTCCTTAAGACCGCGTTTTGTTTTAATGTGTTTGAGTGCCATTGGTTACGCCTCCTTTCTACTGATAAACATTTCTAAAATCTTAGTTGTCTGTAAAACATCAACACCGCTTGCGTACGCTTTGAGCCTGTCGCAAGGGATATTGTAAGTCCACCTGCCCTTTTCGCTCTGTACTGCTGTGCCGATTGGCAACGCTTTTTGTTTTAGGCCCTCATAAATAAAATTAAGAGCCACGCCGAGATATTGTGCCGCCACTATGGGCGGCACATCATCATATTCCTGTCCCGTTTTAGGATTGATTAAAATTTTATCGTTCATCTGTTTTCACCTTTTCCGTACCGCGTTATTTTATTTATGCGGACTTCTTCTTCTGGCTGTCTGCAAGAGCCTGAGTGTATCCGCTGACGTAAGCCTGCTGAGATTCCGACAACTGTTTGAGCAATTTAATAAGCTGTTCTGCTGATATTTTTGTTTCAATAAACGATTTCATTCCGTTCACCTCCTTATTGCTCTGTAACAACATTATAGCACTTACTTAGTTGTTAGTCAACACTTTTTTGCAATATTTTTTAAAGTTTTTTTACTAAAGTGTTGTTGACAAGCAACACTTTGTTTGATATAATAGTAATATCAAAGAGAGGTGGTGATTAACGAATGACCGCAGGAGAGCGTTTAAAAATGGTCCGAAACGAACTCGGACTTTCGCAACCTAAATTCGGCGAAAAAATGGGTGTAAGTAAATCCGTAGTGGTTAATTTAGAGTTAAACAGAGTTGAGTTAAAAGACATGATGCTTAATCTTGTTTGTAAAACATATAGCGTCAACCCTTTGTGGCTCGAGAGAGGCGAGGGCGAAATGTTTCTTGACACTCCACAAAGCTTAATCGACGATTTAGCAAGCGAATTTAATTTAACTGACATTGAAAAAAAAATAGTTTCAAATTTTGTAAATCTTTCGGAATTAGAGCGAAATCAAATCATAACTTTAATTCAAAAATTGATTACATAAGAAAAGGACGGCTTAACCGCCGTCCGAAACTATTATTTTACTTTTTAAGATAGACAAAACATATGTATTCAAAAATCTTTTTAAGCTTCTTTTCGCTTTTGATTTTTGAAAGCATTTCGTCAATCATTTTCCTGTAATTATACATATTTTTCAGCTTCTTTCAAAAAAAATTCTTTACTTATAATTATAGAACTATTGTTCTATAATTTCAAGTGGTAAATATTGGAAACAATATATATTGATTACCAAAGTCCCATAAAACGGACTTTGCTCATATTTTTAAACAAAAAAAAGGCCGCCTGCAACGGCAATTGCAAACGGTCAGAATAGGGATTGAGAAGTGGTACTCCTCGACATTATTATATATTATTTGGCATTATATGTCAACGAGGAGGCTATTATGGGATTATTATCAAAATTATTTAAAAAGCCAAAACAAGAGGTAAAAACTCCTACAATGCAACCCGAATCGGGCAAATCACACACAAAAGTTTTTAAGGTTGCAGGCGTTACTTTTAACGGCAGACAGAAAATCTTGAAAAAACTTAAAGCTGATAAGAGTGCCGGCAAAACTCTTAATGTTAGTATGCAAGAATATGATTATCAGAGCAATCCTGCTATCAGGATTCTTGTAAACGGAATGGATGTAGGCAATCTACACACGGAAGATGTTACTTTCGTAAAAGAAAATCAAGAACGCATACTTGGCATCAAAGATTTCACAATTGGAGAGCATTATGATGAAAGCGAAAATGAGGACGGAGACACGACCTATAAAACGCAATACAATGCAAAAATTAAAATGCTTATAGCAAATAAAAATTAAAATAAAAAATCCGCCCTCCCCTACGCCAATAGGACAGGACGGAAACCACTACACGGGTGTAATGGTACTAAATCAGCAATAATATTGTACCACATCCTGTTAGAATTTACAAGATTTTAACGGGATTTTTGCACCCTTTTTGAGGTGAAATATGAAAAAATGTATCAATAAAAGGTGCAACAGAGAGTTACAAGATGATTTCATTTTTTGTCCTTACTGCGGTAAAAATCAATCATCTGATAAGCCAAAAAGCAGGCGCAGAACAAAAGGCACAGGAAGCATTTATATACGCAAAGACAGCAAATCAAAACCGTATGCTGCGGCAAGTAGTGTCGCCGGCAAGCAAGTTTATTTAGGCACTTTTGCCACAAAGCGAGAGGCGGAAAACGCTCTACAAGAATATGAATACAACCCTGTAAGTTGCTATAACATAACGCTCGAACAGTTGCACGCTAAATGGCTCAAAACTAAAGCATACGATAAACTTGGCAAGAGCGTTAAAAGTAACTATGCGAGTGCCTGGATAAAACTTGAGCCGCTCCATAAGCGTAAATTTCGAGATTTACGCACATCAGACTATCAGTACATAATAGACTATTATGATAACCCACACCACGAAGTTGGCGCCGGCGGCAAATTAAAATATCTTGACAAGAACGGCAAGGGCACTTATAAGGTCACAAACACACCAAAGTTCTGTGAGGGCTTAGGTTACTCTGCATTGCATAAAGTCAGGTGTCTGCTCACTACACTGTACACCTTTGCTATGAAAGAGGATATAGTAAACAAAGACTATGCAACCTTTATCGAATTGCCCGAACAGGAAGAAACTACAGCTACAAGATTTACAGAAGTGCAGCTTGAACTCATCAAGCAGAATGTGGGTAAAGTGCCATATATGGATTATATCTACATAATGTGTTATGTCAACTTTCGTGTTTCCGAGTTTCTTGAGCTAACACCTGACAGATATAAAGTAACTGATTCAGGTATACATTATTTTGTCGGCGGTAAAAAAACCGATGCCGGCAAAGACAGAATAGTGCCGATACATCCTAAAATACAACAGCTCGTTCAGAAGTGCATTGAGAACGGGGGCGAAACAATTTTTTGCCGAATGCACGAGGGTTCAGAGTTCGGCAAAGCGATGAACAAAGATTATTTCTTAAAGTATTGTTTCCGTCCTGCAATGCAAGCCATAGGCTTAGGTGATGAATACACCCCACATTCTTGCCGCAGGACCTTTTCAACAAGGATGTCAGCGGCAGGCGCACGAGAAGAGGACATCATCGCTCTTATGGGACATACGGATTACAAGGTTGATATTGACCACTATATCATCCAAGAGGTTGACACTCTTTACAATGCGATCAAATTATTGGCGTAAAATAAGCCGTCCGATTACATTTCGGGCGGCTCTTGTTGTAGAAAATCTGTAGTTTATCTGTAGTATAAGAGATTAAAAGGCATAAAAAGAGATGAATATTCTCTTTAAAACAAAAATATTTGAACGCAGAAAAAAGTCAGTAAACAAGCCGTTTTTAGCTTATTTACTGACTTTTACTTTGGCTCCCCCAACTGGGCTCGAACCAGTGACATCATGATTAACAGTCATGCGCTCTGGCGAGTGTAGGTAAATAGTTCTCTTGAATTAATTTTATAACACAAACGCTCTTGGCTTCATAAAGTTTTTCCATACAACTAAAAATCTTCTTCGGATATTGTTCCTTTTATTTCGTTATCCTCTAAATACAGTATACCATTCCATTCTTGCCAATACTGATTGTGTCCTGCATAAAAGTATTGTTTTTCACCATAACATTCCCAGAAAATCACAAGATTATTATCTTTTATAAACTTATCTAAATATTCTTTTCGGAATATTAGTGCAAAAGAATCTCTACCCGTTGATATATAATGTGATACCAGAGTTTCACCGCTATAAAAGCAACCATCATATTCCTTAAAGTTTAGTTTTAAATATTTAATAAGTTCCTCACATGGTAGTAAAAAACTTGTTGTTTCATCTTGTGATGCATCATATTCTGATTCCCATGCAAGATTTGAATATGATGATATTACTTTTGCAATGGATTTTTTGATTTTTTCTTTACCACTACAAACTTTTTTGTAAAATTGTAAAACTCCTTCTTCTAATTTCGAGTAATCTAATTCTTCCCCTTCATAAGTTACTTCTTTTTCTTCACCGGTATAAATATTATAATCTGACCAACTATCATTATCTAATGTATGGTAAGATATTGACCAAGGATACTCTCTCAGAAACAAGCTGGTAATATTGAATCCTCCAAATAATCGTTCGTCCGTTATTTTTTGATTAGTAATTGCATTTTTAATATTTGTAAATTGTTTTTTATTTACAAAATACCCGTCGGATTTAAGCCAAATATCTTGTTTTCCTGTGTAAAAATAAGGACCTTCGTAATTATCATCTTTATTTTCTACCTTATCGTAAGAGAATAGTTTCACCCATTGAATATCACTTAAATCTCTTAAAATTAATTTTTTAGAATGATTTTTAAATAATTGGCAATTTTTCTTTGTCCATTTTTCTGCTACGCCCAAATCAGACTTATCTGAAATAAAATCTTCTATATAATCTTCATCCGAGTTAAATTCAGGCAAATCCTTAGAAACAATAAAATTGCAATTAAGCGTAGGATCAAAATCTCTAACATGTATTTGCCAAGGACCAATATATGGTGATGAAGGTTCGTTATAATTATGTAGCATGTGCCTGTCGGACACTCTTGCAAGTATATTGTAAAAAGTTATCCATTGATACTTTTTTCCTATTCTTTCGCATTTCTTTGTATTACTTCTATCAGAAAATGCTCTTCTGGAACATAAATCATAATCAGTAAAATAGCTGTTTTTATAACCTAACACATCACGTATATATTGCATGGCGTAATGGTATAAATTATCGATGTCTATATTCTCAAAGTAATTTAAAGCACTTTGAAATGTATAGCGACCAAAATCGCCATATAACCCCGGAGTATTCCTTGTGTCTGGTATCATGGAACAGTCAATAATATTAAAGCCGGATTGAAGCATATCATTGTTATAGTATTCTTCCTTTACAACGGTTGGAATTGCTTCAGAATTATAAGGTGGAGATATTAAATCAATATCTATACTTATTGAATTAGGAAATTCAAATAAATATCTTTCTATTATCAGTCGTGCATAATCTCTTAATAGAATATCAGGATAGACCTCTTTCTGAAAAAATATGTTTTTATATACATATTCTGCCAGATTTTTATAATCATTCTCATAAACAAATGTTCTTTTAACGCAAGCGCCAAACGCGACTCCATATAATCTTTGAAAAACATATGGATCATTTACAGATTCAAATTTTTGCAATAAAGGCAGACAAAGCTGAAAATTACTTTTCAACAACTCTATAATTGCCTTTGATGCTATATCCCTTGTATATCTGTTTGATGATGTAAGCAGCCAAGTGAAAAGAATTAATAACAAAAACGTATTATCTGTGCTAAGTCCGCTAAGAGTGTTGCCCTCATTAAAATAATTAATCAGTTGGATAACTCTATGTGAAGCATCAATATCATTAATAAATGTAGTCCACATCCAGTCACGTTCATTTAAAGATTTATTTATTAGAATTGAGTGCAGAAATTCTGCATTCAAGGGATGATTAATTTTAGTACTGTTTTGAATCAACACCGAAAAAACTATCTTAGGTTCTATATGATGCTTGTCCACAAAATCTATAAAGTATTTGTAATTAATTGTATTTGCTTTTCTAAGATTATATGAATTAATATATGAATGATACAGTAATGATACATAGTAATGTTCATTTAAACCTTCTGCAACGTCAATACACTCCTCATTATACTTTTCTGCAAATAAACTACAAATAGCTATAAATAGATCCCGGTTATTTAGTTTACTAATTTTACCATCGTTTATACCTAAAATATCATTTTTTATATATTCACGTAATTCAGATTTATCGGTATGAGTTTCAACAATCATTCTTGCGCTTAAGTAATCTTCTAAAAGATTATATCCCAGATAGTATCTCTCCTCATTATTCGTCGTAAATGAGTTTAACAAACCAGATTTTTCAATAATCCTGATAGAGTTAATTTTATTAGAATTTAATCCAAAAGTTTCCCAGAATTCCAAGCGCAGTAAATCTTCTTGAGATATGCTGTTTTCTTTTTTGCTTATCTGAATTTTAATTATTTCGTATATTAAATTTAATAATACATTTTTATTTATAAGAATGTTATTTTCCTTAAGCAATTCTTTATTGGTTTCATTTATTAATTCCTCAAACAACATGTAAATATTAAAAAAGTTATTTCCTTCATATTCTTTTTTGTAATTCTTACAGAAAAGCAGTAAAAATAGTGGATTTGTTAATTCATAACTGATACTAAAAGATGGATAAAATGGAATATTATAAAAATTTAGGAACTCTCTAACTGCCTCTATCGAGTTTTCCTGAAAACCTGTATGATGTATATTTGTGATTTCTTGAGATGCTTGTAAATTTATCATATTATTATCAAACACGAAAGGTTCATATCCTGAACGCACCGATATAGCCACTCTGACATAATTAAGGTTCTTAATTTTATTATAAATTGTGCTAAGTCCGTTTTTCCATATATCTCTATAATTACTTTCATTAACCGCATCAATATAGATAACCATCGGTTGGTTATGTATTTCTCCTAAACATTCAAGGATATATAATAACTCGTCAAATTCACAATTTATTCCGAGAATACTGGAAATTTGTGATTCTACATATTGATTATTAATGAATGTTTGTCCTAAGACTAATATTGAATACAAACCATTTTGGATAGCCTTTTTTGAATTAAACGCAAATAATTGGGATTTTCCTGTACCGGCATTTCCTGATACAATTAACATTTTATTTCTTATCAGATTTTTCTCAATTTGCTCAAATTCCAAAACTATATCCAATTCACATAATTCCTGTAAAATGTAAATTTCTCGTTCTATTTTCTGCTTTTCCTCTCTTGATTCACTTTCATTTAGTTCTTTAACTTTGCTGGCAACTTGATTATTTATTCGAGCAAAATCATTGGAAAACTCAAATTTTATTTTGTTTGACCAATCAAAACAATCTGATATTGTTGATACAGTAACATCATCAAGTTTATTTATAAATCGACATAAACTATCAATAAAATGGCGATTTTCATTATATTTCCAACGATGACTCTTAATCGTTTTTATCGCTTCAGTTTTTTTACTGTTTATGAGTCTTATTGCATTTTCATTGCAAGAAAACAAATCTAAATATTGATTTAATGTTGTTGTAACATTAAATTCACTGTTATATCTTGTTCCTAAAGCATTTAGGCTCGTTGTAACGTTCTCATAAAACCAGTTTTCATCAAGATTATGAGTTAAAAAATAATATGAAGCAATTGCAGGCTCTTCAATCACTTGATCGAGTATAGTATTATTACTGATTAGCACTAATTGTATACCATGATTTTTTAAATCATTCACCGTTTTGACATATGTTTTTGATGTTGTAGTCAAATCCAAATTACAATACAAATATAAAACATCTAATTTTCCTGAATAAAATTTTATAGTCCTGTCTGCAGAATGTTGAATCTGCAAATAGCAACTTGAATCCAATTTTTCAAAATATTTAGATTGAAAGCTTATTCTTTTACCGGATTCTGTCAGAACAGGTTCTATCTCAACCCCGGGATTGTTTGAATTTGAATGGTAAGTATTAATATTATTCAAATATGTATGTTTAAAAAGCAACCGACACATTGACTCAAATGCATTACTTTTATCTGAGTTGCATATTTCAAATTGCTGCCATGTAATAGTTTTTTTATTAACACTCATAATTAAACCTCCACAATTAAGAAACAACATTTTAGCAGCTATACTTAAAATACATATATAAAGCATATAGTTATTGACTCGAATTATTATTTATTAATTGTTATTTAATTCAACAATAACATTGGTAATATCACTTGCAATTTCGCCATTTAAATAAATATATTCCCATAACGAACTACAATATTATATCATTATGGGAAGTGAACCATAAATATTTATTATTTTGACTAATTCTACATATCTACACTCATATTAACATTAAATATCAAATAAACAACATTAACGACGCAATTATATATAATTATTAATGTTGTTTATCTGCATCAATTTTATCCTTCGCAATAGAATCGTAATCTTGATTCGTAAGATTAGACCTCAAATAATCATCATTTAGCAGTTTGATAAAAGCATTTTTGGAAGCCTTAGTATCCAGTCTAATTTTCTTCCCATCTTCACTATATTTAAACCGTCCTCTTAATCCGGGATTTGTTTTTGTAAAATTTATAATATCGTCATTTGAAATACTCAAATTAATAACCGGAGATTTTTCTCTGACCTTAGATAGCTTTCGGGCAAATGTAATATCATCAACCGAATCTTTGAGCACTTGAACATCTTCTAAAATTCCTTTTTGATCTATTTCTTCAACCGTTTCAGATGCTCTTTTAGTAATAAGGTTCTCAAATCCAAAATTTCTTTCAAAATTGTTTATATCTAATACAAACATTTCATTTCCTAGCTTCATAACCTGCGCACTACCACTTATCCTTAATATATCATCGCCTTCAAATTTCACAAACCGTCTGTCTTTCTTATACAACAGAAACGAATCTCTCTTTATTAAAGAAACCGGATAATGCTTTTTATACAGAACTATACCCTCGTTCATTGAACCTAAATAAATCAAATATCCACGCAAATTGCTTAAACTCTCCTCTGAAAATGAAAACATTTCAGATTCAATTTCTTCTTCAATATTAAAATCATGGATACAATTTAGATCTTTGGGATAAACATCATAATCATACGCATATATAGCGTTTACTCTGTCATCGGAGCTTGAAAGTTTGCACAAACTCAATTCTTCATTTTGAACAATAGTTTTTTCCAGATACTCCCTAAATAACTCAATGAATTCTTCTGTTGTATCGCCTTGAGCTAAATCAACTTTTCTCTTTATGTATTGTCCGTCTTTATCCGTAAGTAGAAAAAACAGATTTAAGGACGTATTTTTAGAAATAATGCTATTTATTTTTGATTTTATTTCCTGAACATTCATTGTTTCTCCTTTTTACATACCAACAGGTGTCATCAAGTTTAATCCAGTCAATTGAATCATTATTAAAAAGTTCTGATCTGGAAATAACAAGAATATCTTTATTGTCTTTCTTTTTATCAACACTTACCTTATATAGCCTATACCCCATAATCGCAAGAATAGGATTTGCAACATACAAGTTCATTTTTACAAATACAATACCAATGATAATTAAAAGAATCAAAAAGACAATTTTGTAGCGTGTTTTATCAAAATCAAAACAAATCAGCGGAATAATATATGTAGTTAAAAATGTTAAGAACTCATAATTAACATTTTCAATTTTTGTTATTCTACAGCAAGGATTTGCCGCACCATTCAACTCATGGTTTTGAAGAAGTAAAAATATAAAACCCATTATTATGAAAACAATAGAAATTATCGAAAACCAATTGCAACATATTAATTCACAAAGGTCTAAATAAGACCCATTAGAATCAAATAGTTTAATATCTATGAATACTGCTAAAACAAGCAATATCAAAATTGAAATTATGTAAAATTTAATTTTTAACATTGTTTCTTTCGACATTCAAGTCACCTAACTACTTATATAAATTAAAGTTTTTATGTCTGCTGAATTTATTAATAAGCGGACTTTTTATTTTGTCAATAAAGGATAATATACAGTTATCGTAGGTTAAAGTGAGGAAGTAATTATGCGCAAACTCAAATTAAATTCAATTAGTAATGAAGATGAATTTCGTAAATACAGTATATATCTATTACAAAAAAATGGATTTAAAGTAAGCTCCGTTCGTGAAGGAGCTGGGCCTGATGGTGGGAGAGATATAGAGGCAGTTACTTTTGAGTATGATTCAGCTTTAAAGGAGAAAGTTTCAGTAACATGGTGGGTTGAGTTAAAGTATCGCGCAAACAGTAATTTGGGAGTTAAAGATTTTAATGATATAAAAAATAAAATAACAAATGCACACTTGAGACATATTGACAAATTTTTATTAATAACAAATGTTAAGTTATCATTGCAACTGACTGAAAATTTATCAATTATATCTAATGATGAAAGCATCAAGCTTAGAATATGGGATAAAGACTTTATAGAAAATATTATTGATAAAAAACGATGTTCAGATAGTGATACTGAAAAACATAAGACTGTTAATTATCAAATCATAGATAGAGAAGATTACTCATTAAAAGCTATTAATTTAATTAATTCTACATTAATTAATGTACTTCTGATGCATGGTCCAAGAGGTATAGGTAAATCATATCTTGTTAAATTTGTTGCACAATATATGCATGAGATAGAACATTATGTCTATGGCAGCATTGATTGTGCTTATTATTCAGAAATTGGACGGCAAATTAAAACTTTAGCTGGTTTCCTTAAGCAACAGGGGTGCATATCTGATTTCACCGAAACAATTTCAATCCAAAAAAATGAAAATGAAAGAATAGATATGCTTTGTGAACATATAAAAATTTATCCCACAATACTTATTTTTGATAATTTTGAATATGTTTTAAGTTCTGATGGAAAAATCAAATCAAGCCCATTAAAAAGATTATTGGATGTCTTTGCATCATATAAATCGCAAAAAAGTATCTTGATAATTACAAGCAGAAGAGATAATTTGAATGCGACATTTGTTGAAGCAATATGTTATAAAAAAATGGAAATACAGGGTTGGGATATAGATTATATATTAAAGAAATGTATTGCTAAGTATAAAAATATATATAATCAATTAGAAGAAAAAGGGTATTCTTACGAAAAGCAAAAGACCCTATTAAGTGTGTTAAATGGTAATCCATATGCTTACAATGTTTTTAATCAGTTGTGCTTAAATACAGATATTGAAAAGTTGTTCTCATTACTTGAAAACAGGGAAGATATTCCACAATTTTTAATTCAGCAATTTGCGTTGGAAGTACCAGAAAATCAAAAAAACGCTTTAGAATGTATTGCTCAATTTTCACGTCCTTTGACAAAAACAGAAATAATAAGCTTTATATGCGATGAAGATATTCTTGATATTCTGATTTTAAAAGGGTTAATAGAAAAATCTGTAACTGCAAAACAAGATTATGCTTTACACCCTCTTACTTCATTAGAATTTAATTTAGATAAAGACTCATTGAAGAGAAAACAATGCGTTAACTCATTAATTACTAAAATTGACAAATTCTTAATTGATAAAAATATTGATGAATCATATTATCATGATTTATCACGCCAAAAACTCAATATGTATCTTAATATCAGCGAATACGAAAAAGCTCAACAAGTATTAATTGAAATTGGAACCAGAATTTTATCAATGGGAGATATCGTTTATTTGCAATCCGTTTTAAACCTACTATTTGATTCTGACTTAAACGATATGCTAAAAAACAGACTTAATAAAATAAAAGCACATATTGAAAGTTATACTGATGATCTTGAAACAGCTAAAAACACATATCAGATAATGTTAGATAAGGCAGTAGAATTCAATGATAGTTGGGCAAAATCTGCAGCGTTAAACGGATTAGGTAGTATGTCTAGATATGTATATGATTATGATAATGCTATTTCTAAATATCAGGAAAGTCTGGCAATAAGACTTCTTAATAATATGGAATTCGAATCATCAAATTCTTATCATAACATTGGTGCTACATATATAATCATGAAAGAATACGATAGTGCGGTTGATGCTTTAAATAAAGCTAAAAACATACGAGAAAAATATAATGATAAATTTCGATTATCTGCAACTATGTTGTACCTTGGAGAATGTTATATGTTAAAAGAAGATTTTACTGAAGCGAATAAAATATTATGTGAATGTCATAAAATAAAAATTGAAATCAATGATAAGGTAGGAGAAATATGGAGTGTGATTGCGCTGGCAAAATTATATATTTTATCAAAGGATATTGATAATTCAAAAGGAATATATGATAAACTAAAAGACGCTGAAGCTTCTGCTTCTTCGCTTAAATTATACAGGCATCTTGTTTTGATTAGAATGTATTTAGGTATATTTTGTTATTTAGGCAACCAAATGTTTGGAGCATTAGAATATTACAACAAAGCAATGTCCATTTGCAAAAATATACGAAAAGAATTATTTGAACATGATATTCAGCAATTAAACATTTTGGCAGTAACAAGTGAGAATTTAACTGAAAAAGAATGGAGTATAATCCTTAATATAGTTAAGCATCACAAAATATAGAATTATAACATTGAATCAATATAGTTTTGTATTTCAATAGGTGAAGATAATGATGATTTTTTTGAATCATCAAGTGCTCCTGATGTTATGATAGATAAATATGTGTTATTTACCGAGTTAAATCTACTTCGAATATCTAAATTTGCATAAATTATCAAATTAACTCCCAGATCATAGAAACATCTCTGCTTTATATTAATTAAGCCGGTTGGAATTAAAATAATAGGCTTACTGCTTACAATCTTACTGAGTATATTAGATATGAATTCAAAATTATTTCCTACATAATGAGGTAGTATTGCATCAACATCCTTGGTTTGAAGCGATTTTATTCGTTTGTTTAGTATATCAAAATCAATTTTTTCTTTGTAAATAGTAATTAATTCAGTTCTTGCTATTATTTTTATATTTGAAGGAAGATATTCTCTTAAATCGTGTAACCTTTCTTGAAACTCTTCATTTGTTAGTACTTGTCTATTGCTATATGTAAACATACTATTTATCCGATGATTTTTATTGTCATCAATACATACAGCAACAACATTTGTATTTTTACATTCATCAGAAAAATTCGCTAAATCATAATTTGTAAAAAAACCACTTCCAATATCAATAATAACCGGAAGCTCAACCAATTGCTTTTTTAATTTTTTTGCTAAATGCAAAGCAATCATAGGGTTATAAGTTTCGTCATCTTTTATACCATTTGACACACAAATTTGATAACTGCCTAACCATAATCCGTCAAATCCACAATGTTGTGCCATTAAACCTCCTGCAACATCATATATTCCTACATATTTTTTAAAATTATTAGAAAATTCTAAATCGGTTTTAAATTTATACCGACAAGGAATTCTTGCAATATTTGGATTAGTAAGTGCGTTATAATAGTCATCTGATGTATCTATTTCACAGCCATCTTTTTCTTCTAAAAAAATTGTATTATATGAATCATCTAGAAATTCTTGTAAAGTATCAATATATGCAACGTTAATGTTATTTGTTAATTTTCTCTTAATCTCATTAATTATGTTAAAGGGTAAGGTTGTAATACCTAGATATTTACCTAATATTTTTACTGACTGGTTATTTTCATATTTTTTTGTACATTTATCCAGAAAGTAAATATGCTTTAAAGTGTCGTAGATTACTTTGTCGTCCTTATCTTTAAGTACGGTATTGGATATTACAAACTTTTTTGAAGAATTGATATTTTTATATTTTTCAAACGCTGAGTTTGACAAAATAATATCACCTTCAACAATAGTAATAGAATCTGATTCCTCATCAATTTCATCTAATCCAAGGTAAAGAGATTCACTATTGCTAATATGATTATGGTCAATATTTCCAATTATTTTAACATTTGATATAGTCTTTTCTAAATACTGAAAAGCTCTAATGTTATGACCTGCAACTATGATAATATATTTAGAAAATGACATAAATTGTAGGCAAAGTCTTTCAATAAGACTTTGTCCATTAATAGAAAGCATGCCTTTGGGTGCATTAAAGCATATATCACTCATTCGTGAATTATCTTGATTTACCAAAATAATGGTTATATTTTCCATTTAACCTCTTCTCCTATTTAACAACAAGAACGATAATGTCTATTTAGAAATTGGGTTAACCCATCTAATCCTGGGAAAAGACTTTCCTCACTAATATTACATTTATCAAGTGATTCTCTCAAATTTAATTTAATATTGTAGGGTATTATATATTTGTAACATTCTATATTATTATTTCTTATATAATCTTCATAACAATTAATACTATAGTTAGCTATTGTAAATAAAGAAGATTGATTTGATATTCTCTCATCGATATTTGGTGGTGCAAACATTATTATACTTTTGAATTGTTTATCAAATTTGTCAAGTGGTTTGAAAAAATCATCTGATTTAGTAGCTTTTTTTATATCTTCAATGGTAAAAATATGTTTGACTTTATCCTCAAGAGATAGAGTACTATGTAATAAATTATTGTTTAAGTGACATAAATTGATTTTCCAAACAGCACTGTTTTCATTGTTTAAAGGTACTGTAGCGAAGTGTAGAGCAACTAATGGTGAACGTGACCAATCTAATAATCTTGTTGATAAACCATGATGTTGTCCTAATATCATAATATCCCAAATATCCATGTCTCTATATTTTAAATGATTTGGTAAACGTTTTCTAAAATTACGCAGTAGACTTTTTTCTAGGTTTATATTTCCGGTATAATTACGAAACAAACTTGGTTTTAACATAAAATTTGAAGAATTAACACCACGAAAAGCAAAATCATCTGTAAAAATCAAATTAGGTTTTCTATTGATCCCATTAAGCGCTAAATCTATATATTGACTAAATGAGCTGATTTTAATTTCTACTATGCTCATAAAAACTCCCATCCCAAACAATATATAACTGTATATTATCCTTTATTTGTTAATATTTGCCACAATCGCTATGATTGTGGTCTTTTTATTTTTAAAATTCTAAACATTAATCTTTTCTCTCTCCCTATACTTCTCCGACAAATAAAGGATAACTTACAATTATCCTTTATGGACTTCTAATATTATAATAACTATTTTATATTGCAAAATAAAACGGGGGTATACCACATTGATTTTTTTATGTTTTTCGGTTAAAGATCGAATTCCGCTAATCAATGATTTCTTTCATTTTCTCTCTAATTTTGGACTAGATGTTTGGTATGATCGTAGAAATATTTATTTGGGAGATAATCGCCGAGAAAAGAATATAACTTACGGAGCAGAAAATCCTAATGTGAATTATGCAGTAGTTTTTTATTCAGAAAATTTTAAAAATGGTAATATCTGCTTAGAGGAATATAAAATACTATTAGAACGTTATTATAAGAACGAGATCTTTCTCTTTCCTGTGTTTATTTCTGAAGTTCCACCCAAACTTGATAAAAAATTTCAAATTTGCAAGACACTTGTCTATAAACATATTAACGATCAGTCTGATTTTAATGCTTTAGCCTTACATATTATTGCAAAAATAACTTTTGATGATTTAAACAACTCAAAATTCAAAAGTATTCATGACATAGTATTAGACTATAGTGATAAAACAAGTATCTATTATAAGTTGATAATAGAGTATCAAAATATAAAGAAAACAAACTACAATATGAGAATTGCATCGTTATTCTTTTTATATCTGATTGCTTCACAAACGCGTAGCATAAGCTTTTTCTACGACAAAACTATGAATTATATTTATCATCAGAATTGCTTAGACATTTTAGTAGATGAAAAAAGAGAACTGCAGATTATGGAAAACATAATTTGTTACACCTTTTCGGTTTTATAAGACATAATTAAATTAACTAAAAGGTGAACAATATATTCAATTTCTGTTGTGTTTCCTAATTCCGTAAAAAGCTTTTGATTAGTTTGAAAAACATTACTGTGTCTAAATTCTTCAGAATTAAATATTTCTTGTGCTGCATATCCAGTTGACGGGATAGGTATAACCAAGGGGTACTTCTTTCCTTCAGAATTATTTACAAATGTAAAATACTGATTGATGACATTTTTGCTGGATGTCAAAGATTCATCTTGTCCACCCACAACTATCATTGTGTCGCAGTCTTTCATTATTAAGCGATTCTTTGCATCTTTTTCTTCATTAGTATCATTTGTGAAAATCAAAGGACGATTAACAAAATGTTTTTCAGCACTATGTTTGTTTACTTGTGCAACAACAATTTCTCCTAGACCCCTGCCGTTACCAGAATATATATTAAAACTATTTTGAATCAGTTTTTGGACAAGACAATCAATCAAATCTTCTATATATACACGCTCATCATTATTTTTCAGATGCCTGAAAGATCCAGATATGAGCACATTATGATTGCAAAATCTTTCATAAAGTTTTTGTAAGTAAAAATCTATATCATTAAAATCTGAAATATATATGGTCCTAATATTATACTTATCATAATAATATTGTGCTTCGAGCTTGCTGTATTCTTGAGTAGACTTCTCATTATCTTTTCTTTTTACGAAACGATAATGTATTTTCCCTTGATTAGGAAATACTTCTTTGATTTCCCTAAGTGCATTTAAAACTAAATCGTCAGTAAAACTATAACCGATAAACAAGAATGAATCCAGTACTAATTGCCGCTTAAGCATTTCAAATAACAGACGCTGTTTTTTGAAATAATCAAAGAAATCGCTTTTAGTAAGAACCATAGTATCTGGTTTGCTAACACAGCCGTTTAACTTATATACGACATAGCGTGAACTAAGATTTTCTGTGAACAGATCGGCCGACTCCTTGATAATTGTAGGAGAAAAGCCAAACTTCCTCTTAATTGTATTTTCAATAATTGAATCAAAATTAGTAGTCCAAATTTGATTGATATTGAGATTCACAATATTGTTAATGTGTTGAGATTCCAAATTTGATACAGCATAAAGATTGTTGCAGATATCCGTAAAAAAAGATTCTGAATTATAGTATCTTTTTTCTAAGTCAGCAAGCAAATATACATCTGAGGAGTGTTTTTCATAAAACTCTTTTGTTTTGTCTGTAAAAATATCAAGCCATTCTTGTTTTGTAGCATCACAATCTGCTCCTGCTCCACAAAAAACAGAGAATGTTCCATTTAGCATTTCTTTAACTATATCATCAATATATTCTATATTTTTCTCTGTCATTTAACAAAGTCCTTCTTGCAATATAAAATAGTTATTGTAATATTAGAAGTCCATAAAGGATAATTGTAAGTTATCCTTTATTCATTATTTTCAGATAAGGTCAATAATACATTTCTGTTAACAAAATACGCTACACATCTTACATTCAACTGGTGTATGTCTATGTAGTGCTTAATCTCATTCTAAGAAAAAAGTATTAAGCCTTAACTAAATCTATATTTCGGGTATGTAATATAAAAACATTTATAATTACACTTTATGGTGTCAATTATAACATAATTTGACAAATATTTAAATAACTTTTACGCAAATCAGTTATAAAATTTCACATAGTGTTTTTATGCATTTTGTATAATACAATTTTGTTTATTGCTCAATAAATAAAAATTTTAGGCAAAATAAATATAGATATTTGAATAGACTTTCTTTATTTTCTGTTGCATAATAAATTTATAAACAATAAGGAGCTATATGCGATGGAAATAAAAAATGTACAAGCAAATAATCTAACAACTGATTATCTAAACTTCTGTATTTCAAGGAAAAATCTCGATCAGAAAACGATAAAATCATACACTATTGATTTAAGGCAGTATTTTGAATTCACTATGGAATCTGCTATTGAATGGACAAACAAAAAATCCATTGAGCAATATATAAATTTACTGCACTGTAAGTACAAACCTAAGAGTGTTAAGCGTAAAATTGCTTCGCTAAAAGCATTTTTTCACTATCTTGAAATTGAGGAACTTATTGATATTAACCCTTTTCATAAGATACAAATCAAGTATAAAGAACCCTTTATTCTCCCAAAAACTATTCCCATAAATAATATTGAACAAATTATAAAGTTTGCTTATTTAAAACTTACCAAATCTAAAACAGAGTACGCTAAAAGGGTTGCTCTGCGAAATGCACTTATACTCGAGTTGTTATTTGCCACCGGAATGAGGATTTCAGAATTATGCACACTCACGACTGAACAAATTGATTTTAATGATTACATAATCAAAATTTACGGAAAGGGCTCAAAAGAACGCCTGATTCAAATCTGCAATCAAAATGTTCAGGAGTTGCTCAAAAAGTATAATCAATCATTTAAATTTGAAATAGCAAACAACAAATTTTTCTTTATAAATAGACTCGGCAACCGTCTATCTGAACAATCTGTTCGTAATATGATTACCAACTATGCAATCGGTGCAGAAGTGCCGCTGCACATTACTCCGCATATGTTTCGTCACTCTTTTGCAACTCTACTGCTTGAAGAAGATGTTGACATCAGATATATTCAGCAAATGCTCGGACACAGTTCAATTACGACAACGCAAATTTACACACATACCAGCATCAACAAACAAAAAAATATTCTATCTTCCAAGCATCCGAGGAATAAACTAGAAATTGGGATATAATAAAAGCCTTGCGGGATTTTTTAACTCACAAGGCAATCAGAATACTTTATTCACTTTTATCAAAATCATTTTCTATTACATCGGAAATAAGGTTTGAAAAATCAACAGCATTTTTTGAAGTAATCACAGGTTTTCCTGTTCTTTCCTCGATATCTTTTCGTGCATTTCCGGCGACTTCTCCGCCCTCTTTTGCAACACTTCTGTTTTCAGAAAAAGATTGAGGATTTTTCTCTTTGGAAATCTCAGTTGTGGTAGCTTCTGCCAACATATTCAGTACCAACTCAAGCGTACTCATATTATCTCTCAGGTTTTCCTTTTTCAATCCTTTGAGATTTTTATACTGGCGGGTTGTCATTCCTGACCACGCTTTTGTAATTTAATCAGTCAGAATTGCATATTCTACCCCCTGTTTTACACCACGAGAATCCCATTCATCAGTAAGCTCTTTTCTTACCTGTATAGCTTGAAGTCGTTGATTTATCCACTCCCTGCTATACCCTTTTTTCAGATATGTTTCAAGGGCTCTCTCTATGGTAAGTTCGGGATCAATAGTTTCATCTATTCTTTCTCTGCCAACTTCTGCAAGCCACATTTTAAAAGGTTCTGCTTTTGGTGACGGAATAGATTGAATTATTCTCAAAAGTTGCTCTGTATTTGCAACATCTGTTTTGTAATTTTTACCATCCTTAGGAGATTGCATTTTCAGTTGTACGATATTATCGTACAACTGGTTTGCTCCTTCAGCTTTAAGCTTTCGCTTAAGATCGCTCCAGTAACGACGAGGTTCGTTACTGTCAGTCAGAACTGAAATTACATCAACTATGGAAAAATACCATTCTTCTTCTGACTCATTCCACGCAGTACGAATCTTTTTATCTTCAAAAATTTGTATCTTATTTTCTTCGCTCATATATCTTCACCCACTTCTAAGCTGAAAATATTATAGCAGAATAAATTTGTAAATTCAATCTATTAGGCTTTATAGAGATAAGAATTGTTCATAATTAAGGTCGAATATAATCTCTAATTCATAACCTCGTGCGACTTTAACCTCTTTGATAAGCTGACAGGCTATCATTTTCTTCTGCTCCATTGTTGAATTGTCAAATTCGTCTGCCCAAGTTCTGAATTGCGAATAATAAAAATCAAGCCTGCCCATCGCATTTTGCTGATTGGCAAGCTTGTACTTTATATCACTTAATTCAATTTCTTTTTTATGGAGCAAATCGTTTGTATTGTCAATAGAAGTGGACAGTATATCGGGAGTGAAGCGACTTTCGCCAAGTAAAGATCGTCCTATTTCGGCAGATAATTCAACTACCTGCCTTTTCAGCTTTTCAATTTCTTTCTCAAGCTTTGTCTGCTTCCTCCTATGCTCCGATATTTCGGATTTGTAGCGTTTTTCCAGTGCTATATCTTTTGGTGTTGATTTTATTTTGGCGAGATAATCCCTCAGCGTTGCAAGCACAGCACCGTCAATTCTGTGTGCTACATAAGCCGACTGTCCGTCACATGCACCTCTTTTCATCGCTTTATTGGTACATATATACCTCTGTCTGCGAACTCTGTACTGACTTCCGTCTGCCCTGTCGTATCTGTCGATATAGCTTGTTGATACCATTTTCTGACCGCAGTGAGCACAGTATATATTCCCTGACAGCAATGTACTGCCTTTGGTAGTCCTTGCTATCTGTTGCTTTTCCTCATTCTTTGATGAGCGTTGTTTCAGTATAAACTGAGCTTGGTCAAAGATATTTTCATCTATGATATGCAGTCTTTCTATATACGGTGATTCAACACCGCCTGACACAAGATAACCGCAGTACAGCCTGTTCTTTAGAATACGATTAACCGTATTACATTGAAACTTGCTGTTATTATGGGTTTTGATTCCGTGACTGTTCAGATAGTCAGCCATGCGATATGAGCCGTAACCCTCTTTAACTGTCATCTCGAATATCTTCTTGACTATCGGAGCTTCATCATCGTCAATGACTATGTCCATAAGCTCTTTTCCCTTTTTGTTGATTTCACCGCTTTTTATAAGTTTGTAACCGAATGGAGCAACACCTCCGGTAAATTTGCCGTCCAGCGTCATCTGCTTAAGGCGAGTTTTAACACGAGCTGACGTTTTCTGACTCTCACCGTTGGCTTGCCAAAATCGTATGTAATTCATAAGCTTGTCCACATGATTATCCATACGCTGTTCGCCCTCATTGACGCTCCATACCTCTATGCCGTGCTTTATAAACCATTCGACGACAAACGGGGTTTCGTCATCAATTCTGCCTATTCTGTCAAACATAAAGACAAGGAGTACATCAAATTCTTTCTTTTCTGCGGCGGCTTTTAAATCCTGAATAGCATCTCGGTCACTTGCCGAAACCTTGAATCCCGACACGCCTTTTTCCTGAAATTCTTTCAGAATTGTCCAGCCATTGCGCTCTGCGAATTCTCTGCACGAGGTTTTCTGCATTGGAATATCATCTTTATCAACCTGACCTTTGGTTGATACTCTGTACAAGCAATATACTCTTTTCATTTCATCACCCTTTCATACGATTTTTGCAAACCAACAATACTACATAATTTTTATAATATCCAGCGAAATCCAAAAAATAAATTGAAATAAATTCAGCATCCAATCTGAGTTTTCATTCTGTTCTCAAATGTATCCAAAAGATTTTCGAGAATATTCCTTTCAACATGGTTATTTCTGTTTTTAGAAAAGTAGATTGTGACCTTACAGTCATTTATAACAGATTCTATTCTGTGTTCTGAATCAATGTTATTTTTATTTATATAGTTTTCGTTCAAATTATCACCTGTTCCTTATTTTTTGCTTTTGTCATTTATATGATCTTTCATCTGCTCATCAGCTTTTGCCGCTGCATTGCACAAGCACATAAAAACTACACCTATAAAAGCACCGACAAAAAGGCCAATCATAAATCCTAACATTTTAACACCTTCTTTCAGTAATTTTCTTCTAAATACCCCGACAGAAGAAAACAAAAAATCTTCTGCTGTCGGGATAATATCAATCGTTTGTGGATAGCTCTAATTTTCACGCTATCCTGTTGTCGCTATTTATCCTCGATGCCCTGCGACAAGGAACACATCAGACGGCTATTGCATATAGCTCCATTGGAATTTCACCACCGTGAGGATCTCCCACAGCCGCCATCTTTGGTTGCGACGGTTTTATCACGCTCGACTTTTGACTTGACGGAAGTATCATTATCCCCTCTGCCTATCATCGCCGTCATTGAAATTGCCTTTCAATGTCTGAGTCCTGAAGACCTGTAAAGGTGTTCGCTCATGTGGCTTGTCCGTACCGAACAACAGAAGGAATGTATCCGATGTGCTGATATTTAATTTTCAAAGAACAAGACCTGTTCTCTAAAAATCGAAAACAGGCGAAAGGATTATTTATCCCTTCACCTGTTTCCTCACTTAGAAGCTAAAAGTAGCCCCTATTTTTAAAATATTCTTTAATTTTTTATTCTGCTTTCTTTATTGAACGCAAAATCGGCATTTTTGTACAACCTTCAATTTTTGCAATTTGCTCGTAGGTTAAACGATCATAATAATATAGCAATAATCTTTTGCGCTGGGTTTCAGTAAGTTCACAAATAGCCTTTGACAACATTTCATTCTCAAATACAGTTAGAATTATATTCTCCACTGTCTTAGTTTTATGTACAGCTCTGCGATTCAATGTTTCTTCTGTAAGTTCTAAGTATTCATAATGTCTTTCGGCTTCATTCATTATTGAAATATCATCAAGTTCAAAACTATCAAATGCATCAAAAACTGATTTATCCACCTCCGTTTTCTGAATATTTCCGTTTATATCTTTAAATGAAACATAATATTTTTGATTGTCTGTTGACAATGTATAAGGATTGTATTTATCCTTTCTTCTTTTCGGACGCTTGTCCAT